GGCGTTCACCCGGCGAGCCTCAGTGAGTAGCTCCACGTAGCGCATCTTCTCCAGCCTGCGCTGATAGCCCACCAGGTCGTGGATGTCGTCACTCATGAGTGTGTTCGACCCAGTCGAAGCCGCCATCCCGGCCGATGATGAATCCGTGGTGGACGGGCTCATCCGATGCCTCATGGACGACGATGCAGCAGTCGCAGTTGGCCCGGTGCCAGGTGGCTTCCTTGCCCTTGAACTTCAGCTTCTCGATGCACTTGCCCACAGCCTCTGCCTGGGCCCAGGGCATGGTCACGTCCCCGTAGGGGGTAGGGATGGTGACCTGTAGCTCACTCATCCTCTGCTCCAATCTGGCGAGCATCCTGCTTGTAGGCGGCGTAGGCGGCGTTCTTACCCTCTGGAGCGGCTTCTGGATCGTAAATGTTCATGACCCACTCTAGGAGCCCACAGACCTCGTCTATTCGGCCCTCGTCGGCGCGGTACTCATGGAGCAGCGAGATGGCCTGCTCCAGGGCAGCCATAGGCCCCTCGACCCAGACCTGACCCTCCACCCAGTACTGACCGTCGTGGGTGTAGGTGTTACCGGAGGTGGTGAAGGACTCTTCGATGGGCTCGACCTGCCAGTCCTCGACGGCACTCATGGCGTACTCCAGGCCATTCACCACGCCCCGGCGAAACTGGCGCACCTTCTGGGTCAGGGACTCGTCCTGGGCCAGGGCCGCGTCCTGATCCAACTTCTCCTTGAGGTGACCCAGGAAGGCTTCCTTGTCACCCCACAGCTTGCGGTCGAACCCCATGGTGCGGGGTCCCTCAGTCTCACTCATCGCGGGCGTCCATGACGGTCTTGAGTTCGGCGTCGTAGTCGAAGGAGATGCTGATCGCATTGATCTCATCCATGACCTCGCCCCGGCGCTCCCGCAGGGCCAGCCATGCCTCTGCATCCTCCTTGGTCTTGAACACATCGCCCCATTGGACTTGGGTGGACGACACGACCTCGTCCTCCTCCACGGCCCAGGGGAAGATGTGAATCTTGACCATGCGGTCCAGTTCCTTGTTGACCTCCAGGATGTCGTTGTGGACGGAGTGGAAGTTGACCCCCTCGTAGGTGACCATCCCGGCGAAGTCATCGGTATCGCTCCGGTATCTGATCTCGCCCGTCAGGTCGATGCGGTCCACCTCGTAGAAGGAATGCTCCAGGTCATCCATCTGGTCGGTCAGGATCCGATGCTGCTCGTAGAGAGCCTGGAGGCGGCCCAGGTCACTCCGGATGCTGTAGAGGCGACTCCGCTCGACGTTGTCCTTCTGACCGTTGTCGTAGGTGATCAGCATCTTGCTGGGGTCACCGGCATGGCGGCCACGCACCTGAATGATCTCGGTCCGGAAGATGGCGGGCACCAGGATGGGGTTCTTCTTGAAGGCCCGGCGGACGGCCTCCTCGCGGCGCTCCTCCTCCTTCTGCTCATGCCAGGCCACCACGTTGATCTTCAGCTGCCCCATGTTGGGAGCGTGGACCGTGCTGCTCAGGTTGGATGCAGCTGCGCCACGCCCCTCCATGACCCGGGCGGAAAAGTAGCGCCCGTTCCAGGTCACCCGGTGGCGGCCATCGACCCAGATGTCACTGTCTTCGGGTATCCCCGTGATGTTGAATTCCATGATTCCTTCTCTAGTTGATTACGAATCCCCAGCCATTGGCGGTCCAGTCGGCCGCATAGCCCAGGAGCTTGTTTGCTGTTTCCTTGGCGCCCTCAGGGTCACCCGACCAGGTACCAGGCATCTCCCAACGCCAGCCACCACCCTTGTGGCTGATGTTCAGCACCCAGTTGCGATCCTGGTTGCGGGATGCACTGGGGTTCTTCGGCGGACACAGAAAGATGTGGTACTCGATCTGATCGGTGCCCATGGTCATGCCGGTGGGCTGGTGCCCGTGGGTTAGTCGACGGTTGTCGTGGTGATCCTTGTGGCGCAGCACCAGCTTCTGATGGGGCAGGCGCATGGCCTTGCCGGTGTCATCACCATGCTGGATGGCGAGGTGGGAGACCAGCTTCTGCTTCGGCGTCATCGCTCCGGCACATTCGGGTTGTCGGGCGAGTCCTCGATCCAGCCGTAGTCGTCGCGCTCGTAGTCGCGCTCATCCTCAGCCTGATCGATGCGGGGATCCTCATCGACGGGCCCCAGTGGCACTAGCTGCGAGCAGCCGTGCTTGTGAAACTCGATGGTGCCGATCTTCTCGGCGCCGCACTCAGGACAGGTCATGACCGGCCTCGCAGGCTGGGCATGGTATGCCCGACGTGGTAACCACCGCAGTACTTGCAGAGGTACACCGTGGCCTGGGAGGGCAGCGAGCCGTACATACGTTGCAGGCGCCGGGAGTGGCTCATGGCCTGACCCCGGCTCCTGTAGCGCCGCTTCTTGCCGCAGCTGCGTACCTTTCCCATGCCATCACCTTACACCCTCTGGAGGAGGAGTGCAACTCATCTCCAGAAGTGCCTTGTGTTGCGCCTGAAGTGCGGGCACCGCATCGAAACGGGTGCGGAAATAGCCCAGGAAGGCTGTCTCGCGGTCGATGGCGTGCCACTTCAGCTGCATCTCAGGCGTGTCTGAGGGGTGCCAGGGGGCCCGCTGAATGAGCCAGCCCACGAATATGTCGTTGACGTACACCCGCTCCACCCGGCCGTTGCCACAGCGCTCAAACCGCCAGTGGTCACCAGGGGGGACGCCATCCCAGTGCATGGCGTCCCCGAAGTCGTCGTCCCAGGTCATGACTTCGGCACCTTGACGTAGTCCTCTTTAGAGGCTGGCGCACCGAAGTAGTTTCGGTAGCACGCCGGACACATGAACATGGGCTCGCCGTTCCACATCATGCCCACCCGGCGAGGGCTGTGGAATGGCGGCGTGCCGCACTGGTCGTAGTTCCTGTCGTAGCGCAGGGGCGGCGGCTCCCACGCCTTGATCTCAGCCCGGTCAGCGGGCGTGATGTCGTCACGGTAGACCCAGCCCTTGGAGGGCACCCAGTAGGGGCACTTGCCGGGATCTGAGCATGCGTGGAACTGTGTTGCCGCCACGCACCCGCAGTTGGGGCATGCGGCGGTCTGTGGGTCGAGATCGGTCATTTGCGAAGCCTCCAGACTTCATCGGCGCCCAGCTGCTCCGCGGCCTTCAGCGACTCACAGACCTGGGCGTTGATGAGCCCGGAGCCCAGGCGATCCACGCACCACTGGGTCATGTCCCGGGGCACCACCGCGACCCACACTGGGTCATCCTCGTACACCGCGGAAATGGTGCAGAGGTCCGGCAGGTAGCGGGCGATCTTCGTGGTCGTGTCGACGCGGGGCGTACCGCTGACCAGGAGGTAGCTCACGCCCCCCTGGTACAGCTGGTCGAACAGTTCCTGTTGGTCTTTGTCGAGGATCATGGCTGCGGCATCCCCAGGGCTTCAGCCCCACTCGATCCGACGGCCCGCAGGGCCACCGCGAGCCTGCTCTGTACGTCTGACAGTTCGCCGTCGCTGGGCCGGTCCTTGTCCAGGCTGCGATACACAGCCACGTAGGCGGCAGCGAGAGCCTGGCGGACAACCTCTTGGCTCCCATACACCCGCAGCACCTCGATGGCCCGGATCAGACCGGCTCGCTCCTGGTGAGGGGTGGGCAGCTGCTGGAGCAGTTCCTCCAGCACCATGATGTTGGCGCTCTTGCTCATGCCTGCACCCCGTTGATCTGCACCTTCCAGCCGAAGCTGGCCCAGCGGGCGGGCGTGGGGGGCTTAAGACCCTTCAGCTTGATGCCGTGGACTGACACCCGGTTGGTGAACGTGGCTGCGAGGGTGGTGGCGTTGAGTTCGCTGGCGGGCCAGCACAGGTCGTAGCGCAGCATGTCGATGGGGAATGGCCCCTCACCGAACACATCGAATTCGATGGCGTCCTGGGCGGCCTCGATCAGCTTGTCCAGCTGACGCTGGCTCTTGCGGATCATCTTGATGCTCCTGCTTGGAGTGGTCATGACGGTGTCCTCTCTATGTTGAGATCCTCGCCCCAGCCGATCCCGACGGTGACTTCACAATCGAAGGTGTAACGGAACATGCGAACCTCGATGATGCTCGCACCGATGCGAACCTCTCGGACGCTGCCATTCCATTCCTGGACGTAGTCCCCGGCACGGAGCTTCTGGGCCTTGATCTTCTGCATACCCCCATCATACACCCGGGCTGAGACAATGCAAGTCATTTCTAGACGAGGACTGCTTCCCTGGCAGCTGTCTTGGCCGCTCTGGGCTTGTACGTCCTGATCAACAGCGAGCGCCGGATCAGTTCACCGCGTAGGTTGGGGCGGCTGCCCTGGCCCACGATGGTGTTGTACAGCCGGGGGTAGCGGTAATAGCGCTGGAGGATACGCATGTTCGGCCCGATGTAATCGAACCGCTCCGTGGTACACCTGGTGCAACGCAGGCACAGCACGCCCGTGGCGGTCCGGAACAGGTCTGAGTTCACCTCCGCGGTGGGGTTGTCATCCCAGCTGTGGCCCACGGTCCGGCACAGGACGTAGTCATCGGCCAGTTCCGTGATATCAACGCGCTCAAGCATCTCTCACCTTTTCTGCTATCCAAATGGCTCCCTCTTCGTCCACGATGACCTTCATGCCGTCAATCTCCTTGAAGCTGGCGGACTTCGGCCGGGCGGGCTTGGGGATGGGGACTAGCTCCTGGGACGTGACCCGCTCAGCTGCCTGGATCTCCTTGATGGTCGACGCCTTGCGCTTGTGGTCGTAGCGGGGGTCGCGGCGCTTGATGCCGGTGGCGCCCCCGTAGAGCTTGTGCGTTTCTCGCATGTGCTGATACAGGTACGGCACGCCCAGTACGCGACCGCATGCTGGGCATGGCTCCTTCGTGGCCACTCACTCACCCCACAGTTCTGGGTTCTTGGCCCTGCTCAATGCAGTCTCCATCGCCCGCTCAGCCTGGTTGGCGTGGTCGTATGCCTCAGCGATATCGGAGTCCAGTAGAGCCTCCCCGTCGAGTGCCTCCAGGGCAGCGATCAGGGTGACGGTCTTGCGGTGGATGGCGCCCACTTGGGCGCGGATGGCGACAATCTCAGGTCCGGTCACCACGCCACCTTGTCCCCGTCGTACCAGCGCAGCGAGTAGGTGGTCCCACAGCCCTTGCGGACGGCCTCAGCGGTGTCGTGATCGCCCTGGGCCTCGTATTCATCAGCGAGCCGGTCCTCACCCGAGCAGCGAGCCACATAGCCAGCGGGTGCGTCCCTGCGCCCCAGTTGGTTGGCCTTGCGCTCGATGGTGTAAGCGGAGCAGCCGCAGCTATCGCACTGCTCGCCCCCCCACTCCTCGCCCACCATGCCCAACAGCTGCTCCATGTCCTCAGCGACCAGCTGAGGGGAGTCCACCTTGCGGACGTGTACCCCTATGACCAGGTCTTCACTCATTACTCTCCAGTTCCTCTCTTGGTTGACGGTTCGCCCCCCACTATACACCCATGACGGGCCTGTGCAAGCCAAATCTAGAAATGACTTGCGGATGGCGTCGCCGGGTGTATAGTGGGGGCACATCGTCAACGAGTAAGGAGCATGGCAATGGCAGTGAGCTACGAGGCCCAGGTGGAGCGCCGGGCGGGACAGAACTACATGGTGATCAAGCGCACCGTGACCATCACGCCCAAGAGCGGGCGTGGGCGGGAGTGGAGCAAGCAGGAACGGGAACACCAGATCCAGGTGCTGCCCCTGCTGGAGGTCAGCGACCTCATGACTGCGCTCAGCAATGGCTTTCTCTTCGCTGTGCCCGACCCTGCTGGCCACCCGGATGAGAGCGGCCCTACCGACCTGGGTACTGAGCCCAGCTACCTGCTGCGGGACACGGCGGACAGCGAGCCTATGCCCTTCTGGTCTTACGACGAGGCTATGGCCCACGTCTTTGAGATGCGCCGCGAGGGCCGTCATACCAAGGGCTGGCGTATCAGCCGCATCGAGGCGGACGGCAGCGAGGACATGCTGAACGTGGTGCAGGCATGACCAGGCGCACCAGGCGTGGCACGGGCACCAAGCGTCCGTGGCACGTCTTCGTGCGGGACATCGGACCCACGTTCACCTACGCCACGGAGGAGCGGGCCCGCGCCAAGGTGGAGGAACTGCGTGGGGAGTACGGGTTCATCGTCCTCACGGGCCCGTGCCCCCGCGCCGTGTATGGCTGGGAGCGCACCAACTTCGTGTACGGGCGGGAGCCCTACGTCGAGGTGCTGACCGATGGCGAGGGCTGGGTCCAGGTCCGTACAGGTCAGATCCAGAAATGACTTGCAACACAGAGCCAGAGGGGTATGATGGGGGTATGAGTAAAGACCTGACCACGCAAACCCCTGTCGAGATCGACACCGAACTGGCCCGCATCTGGAGCCTGATCGACCGGGCCGATGAGGCCATCGCCCACATCAAGCACGACCTGGCCCGCAAGCTGACCTACGGGCTCCGCAAGGGTGAACTGGCCCTGGTCGGGGCGAATCGGGAACTGGCTGAGGCCAACCTGGCCCGCTACCAGGAGGCTCTGGTTGCCCTCCGGGCCGAAGCTGCCCCCTTCAACGCTGAGTACGACCGCCGGGGTCGCTGGCACCGGTACTTCCTGGTGGACAACACCAACGGCCATGTCCATCGTGACATGGGCTGCTCAACCTGCTTCCCCACCACCCGCTACAAGTGGCTCATCGAACTGGCTGACTGCAACGAGGACGCCATGATCGAGGAGTGGGGCGAGATGGCCTGCACCGTTTGCTTCCCCTCCGCTCCCACCAACCCCCTGTACAACCGGCCCAGCCGTCGTGACCGCGAGGCCCAGGAGGCCCGTGCCGCCGAGAAGGCTGCTCGCCAGGCCGTCAAGGATGCCAAGGGCATCACCGATGTCGACGGCTCGCCCCTCCGGGGTGAGTACGGGGTCATCAAGACCAAGGTGGCCGCTCGCAACGAACTGTCCAGTGCCTTCAGCAGCCTGGCCTGGTACGGCCTGGATCACCCCCAGGACTTCGCTGCCAAGATCCGCCACCTCATCCCTGCCCTGGAGGCAGCTGGTGTCGATTGGCGCAAGGCGGCCACCAACGCGATCAAGAGGACCGCCAAGGAGATCAACCAGCCCAACCCCTATGCCCACCAGCTGACCGCTGAGCAGGTCGCTGAGACCGCCGCCAAGCAGGCTCGCAGCCTGGCCCAGGCCCAGGCTCTGCTGGCAGAGGTGCTGTGATGACCGGGCCCCGCCATTGCGGCATCCATGGTGACGACACCACCAGTGGACGCTGTGCGTCCTGTGACGCCGCTGAGGCGCACAACCACATCTTCCGCACCTTTCTCGGTCTGCCCCCCACCAAGGGGGACAGGCCGGTCTGTGGCGCCCTCCTGCCCGACAGCTGGGACTTCCCAGGTCATGAGCGCCCAGCATGCCCCCACTGCATGACCTGGGCCACCTCACAACTCTCGTCTGGAAATGACTTGCAAGTCACTGAGCCAGGGGTATGATGGGGGTATGGACTTGAGCAAGGAGATCGAGATGACGCCCGAGCAGGAGTACGAACTGGTGTACCAGGGCATCGTGGCCGTGGCCGCCCACTGTGACGGGGCCCAGAGCCTCGACTACATGGGCTTCGATGGCCAGGACACGCACTACGGGCGCCGGGTGGCCGCGGCCACCTTCGATGCCTGGACCCCTGACGTTCGCCAGGAGTGCGCCCGCATCGCCAACAAGTATCAAAAGCAGATCCTGCGCTGGACCGGCATCGACGTGACCACTCTCCAGGTGGTCAGGGATGCCCTGGGCAAAGACACCAACCGCGCCGCCCGCGACATGGCTCGCACCTACGAGCGCCGGGCCCAGGGCGCCTCCGAGATGTCCAAGCGTCGCGTCCAGGTCGAGAACGGCAAGCTGACCGTGTCCTGGGCCAGCCGGGGCCCGGGGAGCAAGGGTGATCCTGATTTCTTCGCCCTGGTGGATCTGGTCAAGAAGCTGCCGGGCCGGTTCTGGAATGGCCACAGCAACGAGGTCAGTGTCTCAGCTGAGCTTGAGGTCTTCATCAACGAGTGGGACTTCACCGTGAGCCCGGAGGCTGAGGCCATCCTGAGCCAGCCCGTGGCGCCTCACTTCGACGTGGATGTCCACCCGAACGGTGAGCAGATCGTGATCGACACTCAGCTGACCGCATACGAGCCCGGCCTGAGCATGGTCAAGGCTCTGCCTGGTCGAGCCTTCAATCCGGCCAACCGCACCAACCACGCGGCCATCAATCCCGCCGTGATCCCCTTCGCCCAGCGTCTGGGGCTCTCCATCAGCCCTGAGGCTCTCCAGGCGTGTCAGAACGCGGAGGCAGCCCTCCGGGCCACGGAGACTCGCAAGCTGGCTGAGGGTGACATCAAGACCGTTATGGCTCATGTGAGCCGGGCCGAAGGGCCCCAGGATCTACCGCCAGCATTCATCGAGATGCTCCGTCCGGTGCTGGCCCGCTACGGAGCAGAAGGAGCAATCCAATGATTGGGAAGGTGTATTGGCAGCCTGGTGGAGTAACACCACACAACACCATGGCTGATGGCCCCTGTGGCATGTGCTACGCCCGGGGCTTCATCTACGAAGAGGACGCCTGGGGCCGCCCCCTGGGCCAGATGCCATGCCCGTACTGCCACGGCACCAGGGACAACTCCTGGGAGAAGGAGCAAGCCTGGCAGGAGCAGCAGAAGCGGGACAAGAACAAGGGCATCCGCGTTGGTGTCCTGGTGGGTGCCGTCTGCTTGTCCGTGATGGGCTGGCAGCATGACTGGAATGGCTGGGGTGCCGTGGTCTGGTTCCTTGGCCTGGTTGTCGCCTACTGCGCCCTCCGCTACCACATGGCCCGGTCGCGCTCCGAACAGCCGCCGGATCCCTTCATGACTGAGAACGAGGCCAAGAAGGTGCAGCAGGCCCACATGGCCGCCAACCTGGGCGTGCTGCTGTCCATCATCCTGCACCAGCACCGACGCCGGTAGACAAGGCTCGTCTGGAAATGACTTGCATGTCTACACCCATGGGGGTACTGTGATGGTGATGACTTACACCGTGAACTTCGACAGCTGGCTTCCCGACAAGGTGAGCCTGTACGACTACCAGACCGCAGGCGTGGCCTACGCCCTGTACGCCACCGCTGGTGGCAAGGGCGCCTGGATCGCGGATGAGCAGGGGCTGGGCAAGACCATGCAGGCCATCGTGGCCGCCAAGGTGCGGGGCTGCAAGAAGATCGGCATCTTCGTCAAGGCCAGCCTGAAGGCTGTGTGGGTCCGTGAGCTTGAGCGCTGTGCCCCTGAGTGGAACGTCCAGGTGCTGACCGGCAAGCGGCCCTACGAGGCCACCGCTGAGGTCTGCATCATCCAGTTTGACCTGCTGCATACCTGGGCCGACGCCCTCGTTGCGGAGCAGTTCGATTGCCTCATCATCGATGAGAGCCACTACGTCAAGGACACCAAGGCGCAGCGGACGCGGGCCGCTCTCAAGGTGGCCGCGGATGTCCGCAGCCGCCGGGGCATGCTCCTGCTGCTCACCGGCACCCCGCTGCTCAATCGTCCAGTGGAACTGGTGCCCCAGCTGATGATGATGGGCCGCCTCCAGGACGTGTCCCCCCCGCCCCGCTACGGCACCTCCGAGCGCGACTGGGAGTACGCCTTCAAGAACACCTACTGCTTCAGTGAGCAGAACAGCTACGGGACCAAGTACAACGGGGCCCGCTGGACCGACCTGCTGAACACCCGCATGCGGAACAGCTGCTTCGTCCGCCGTCTGCGCCGCGACGTGCTGGACATGGCTGACGCTCACCGCGTCGCCACCCCGCTGAGCCTCAACGGCGCCCTGGACCGCTACTGGGATCTGGAGAAGCACTTCGTGTCCAAGAAGCCGGAGAGCTACTGGCTGGAGCTTCTGGGCGCCCTCCGCAAGGAGGTGGGCCGGGCCAAGGTGGCCGGTGCGGTCGACTGGGTCAAGGACTTCCTGGAGGAGACCGAAGAGGATGGCAAGAAGGTGGTGGTCTGGACGTGGCATGTCGCCGTAGGTGACAGCATCGCCAAGGCTTTCCCGGGCTGCGCCAACATGCGGGAGTTCCGCTCCGGCAGCCCTGAGTTCATGGCTGAGATGGACCGGTTCAACACCGACCCTGAGTGCCGGGTGATCGTCTGCTCGCTCAATGCTCACCGCGAGGGCCTGACCCTCGTCGGCAACGGTCACAACGTCACCGACACGCTGTTCTGTGAGCAGCCCTGGCACCCTGGTGCTGTGTCCCAGGCAGAGGATCGGATCAGCCGCATCGGCCAGCTGGCCCAGGAGCGCTTCACCACCACGCTGCAAGTCCCCGGCACCGTGGATGAGTGGCTGGCCAACCTCATCGCTGAGAAGTGGGAGACCTTCAAGGGCGCCATCGATGGCACCGTGGTCGAGGCCCAGTCCGACAACATGCAGGCCATCGTGGCTGCCCAGCTGAGGGACTCTGTGCTGGCCAAGGTGGGCCCCAACCCCGAGATCGGCCGAGTGTGAGCCCCATACCCCCAGCAGCCCCCCAGGAGCCCCTCAGGGGGCTTCTGGCGCGTCTGGAGCCCATCCTGGTCAGCTTCTCTGTCCTGCTCACGCCACGCCGGGGCTCGCCGGGCCCAGGGCTGGTGGACCGTGACCATGTGGAGGTGCGCCCCACCTACGCCTCCCAGATTCCCAGGATCATGCGCCTGCTGGAGCAGGAGGGCTGGCAGACCTACGACCAGGGCTGGTGCGTGACCACCTGGCCCCAGACACAGTTCTGATCCAGATATGACTTGTGCAACCATCCCATGGGGGTATAGCATGCCTGACATGACATCGATTCCCGAGACCTTCACGGTCAAGCTGACACCCAACCAGGCGTACCTCCTGGACGACATGCGCGTGGCTGGCTCCGACAGCTACCACGAAGCCCTGGACGCCGGGGCCCGGGTCGAGGGGCTCAAGCTGATCATCCCGGTCGCGGCCGTCGAGCCCCTGGGCACTGCCATTGGCATCCGGGCCGACATTGCCGACGAGGGCAACTACGACATCGGGGAGCGGTCCAGCTGGCTGGGCCTGGCCAAGAAGGTAGCCAAGGCCACCGGCAATCGCCGGGCTCTGCCCCTCCAGCCTGCTGATGTCATGCCCGCCTCCCAGCCTGCTGAGTGGGACGACAACGAGCAGCCGCCCCCTGGCTACGGCCCCTCAGTCGTCCTGCATCGCCTGGCCGATGAGCCTGAGGCCCAGGACGAGCGTGAGTTCGAGATCACCCACGGCATGTGGACCGCCAGCCAGATGCAGGCTGAGCCGGAAGTCGTCGCTCAGGCCCAGGCCCATCGCATGATGGATCGCCTGGATGTCGAGGAGGACGACGCCATCCGCGGTGACCTGATCACCGACCTCCAGGACATGGCCGACGCCCACCCTGAACTCAAGGACGAGATCCGGGCCTACGGCATCCCGGTCGAGTCCGCTCCTGAGCCCACTCAGCCCAGGCCAGCCCACTTCCGGGCCCCGGCCAAGGCATTCGACGCCCAGGGTCGCCACACGGGCCCAGGGGAGTGGCTGAACCTCATCCACGCTGTGAACCGGGCCGCCAAGGAGGCCAACCTGCCCATGCTGTTCGGCACCCCTGACTCCACGGGTGACTGGTGGGCCGGTGGCTACGTCGAGGAGTACTTCGACGCCCGTGTCCTGCACCGCACCGATGAGACCGTGTCCATCATCAGCAAGACCGACCGCGGCGCCCACTTCATGCGGCTCGTCGCCCAGGCCAATGGCTGGGAGGTCTGATGACCACATGACCCCACCAGCACCCCACAGCTGACCACAGGAGCCCCTCCGGGGGCTCCTGTTGCATGTCCGGGCCCGGGTCACACTGGGAGGCACACAGGTCTCGTCCAGAGATGGCTTGCATAGCAGTCAGCCTGGGGGTACGGTGGGGGTATGACATCGATACCGGCTCCCAACGCCGACGCCATGGCCGCCCTGCCCAATGCTGACTGGATCGTGGTCAACACCAGTGCTGGCAAGGACTCGTCCGTGACCCTGGACTACACCCTGGAACTGGCCGACAGCCTGGGCATCGACCACAGCCACATCGTGGCCGTCCACTGTGACCTGGGCCGGGTGGAGTGGGAGGGCACGCCGGAGTTGGCCGAGCGCCAGGTGGACCGCTACGCCGACATCCGCTTCTTCAAGGTGGCTCGCGACGGCACGGTCCGCAAGGATGGCAAGGTGCTGGGTGACCTGGTCGACCAGGTCTGGGAGCGCCATGAGGCCAACCAGGAGAAGGCCAAGACCGACCCCCGCTACGCCAACCGCTCGCCCTGGCCCACGACCGCCAACCGCTGGTGTACCAGTGACCAGAAGGAGAGCCAGGTCACCAAGCTGATCACCCAGCTGGTGGACGACATCCTGGTGGGTGGCACCCGGAAGGACCGCAAGGACGCCTGGGTCCGCGAGGCCGACGGCACCTACACCCAACGCCCCATCCGCATCATCAACGTGATGGGCATGCGGGCTGAGGAGTCCGAGAAGAGGAGCCAGATGCCCGAGTGGAGCCTGGACGAGTCCGCCAGCAACGGCAAGCGCACCATCTGGAACTGGCTGGCCATCAAGGACTGGTCTGAGGAGCAGGTCTGGGACCGCATCCATGCCCAGGGCATTGAGTACCACTGGGCCTACGACAAGGGCATGGAGCGGCTCAGCTGCTGCTTCTGCGTCCTGGCCAGCCCCAAGAACTGGGCCATCGCCCTCCCTCACAACCGCCAGCTGGCTGAGTCCTACGCCGAGATGGAGCGCCGCACCGGCCATGCCATGGTGGAGCGGGCCAACGGCACCAAGGTCAGCATCCAGGACATCATCGACGCCGCTGATCGAGCAGCTGCCGCCTGAGCCCTCCAGCCAGCTGTACCCCCGGAGCCCCCCACCACGGGGGGCTCTGTCGCGTCCAGGGCTCACCGGTCCACCAGCCAGCCCAGGAGAGGCCAGCCGCCCCGCCAGTCGCCATGAGCCCGGCAGAACCAGCCTGGCTCCGTGAAGCAGTGCCAGACCGCCACCAGCTGGCCACAGTCCCGACACCGGAGCATGCCCCCAAGCTACCCCCAGAGAGCCCGAATCGCTCCCAAGGCTCCAGGAGGCCATAGCCGGGCCGGAATGGGTGCATGTACCCCTATGGGGGTATAGACGCTCCTGGAGCCCTACAGGCCCCTCTCCTGGCCGCCAGCACCCAACCTGGCCTGGAATCCGGCCCCCAGAGCCCTCCCACACGTCTGAGGGGGTATGGAATGCGCCCATAATCAAGTGGTCATTTCGCAAAACAGCCTCCAGAGAGCCCAAAAACGGCCTCGCGACCCTCCCCAGGACCGGACAATCGGGCCCGATCCGACGTACAGCCAGGGCATGTACACCGAAGCCAAGACCCTCATCCCGCACGGCATCGACGCCCAGGAGCTACGCCTCCTCCTCAGACGCGTCCAGCAGCAGGGCATGCCCTACACCAACCGGGCCACACGTCGCAGAGCCAGCCAGGCCGCCCGCCAGGCCCGAGCCAAGAAAGCGGCCCAGCACCCCCATGTAGAGAGCTACCCAGTCAGCTGACCAGGCCATGCATGCACGCACCCATGCACCCATGCCAGCACCAGGTAGCAACTACCCCAGCACTCCACTCCCTCTCTAGCCTGGCAGCCCCCACGCAGAGTGACCACCACTGTGGGTGTACACAGGGTGTATGCATATGCAGGGGTATGCAGGGGGGATACTCCAAACCATAAACTACACCCATGGGGGCATAAACACAGCCACCAGGGAGAAACCCTTACGTAGCAAGGGAAACAGGGCTCAGGGAGGGGGATTAGCAAACGAGTTTATGAGTTTATGGGGGTACGCCATACACCTATTCACGCCAGTGCATACCCATGGGGGTACAACCACCCAGAGTACCCCCACCCTTAACCACGCAGAGTGGCCAGGGGGGTCCAGGACACAGGCTCTCGTAGGAGGAAGAAGGGGTCGTAGTACCTGGGAGAGAGGGTCGTAGTACCTGGGGGCGATGGGGTTCTTCTACATAAGTGCTGGTCAGAGCAGGTAAACAGCGCTACAGGCGTGCTGTGAAGGCTGCCAAGCGGGGGTATGCTCGGGGTATGAAACCACTGGATGAAGAGGCTGCTGACTACCTGGGTACGCACCCGGAGGCTCGCCACGCCATGCTCAAGCACAACCACCGGCTGCTCTACCGCATCAACCCGGACGGCAGCGTGACCCGGGGCCGGGAGCTTCTGGCTGAGGTGGTGAAGGGTGCAGTGCCGGAGGGCGGGGTGTACCAGTTCGATACCGACGAGGAGCATCGGCGGCTCTCGGAGCATCTGGACGTGGCCTTCAAGCGTCAGGAGGGGCGCAGCAACTAGGTGTACGGTGTACGGCGTACCTGCGAGAAAGAGGTGACGCTATGGAGGCGAATCAGCTGCCAGGGGAACTGGCGCCCCTGGTGAAGGCGTGGGACGACGACTGCTGGGCCCAGCAGGCCCGGGTGAACCGGGAGAAGGGCTACCCGGCTCCCTGGTGGTGCAACGCCATGCGAGCCCGGGGGGCGCTCCAGGCCGCTCTCAACCTCCTGCGGGAGGGGGAGAGGGCCGGGCAGCCCCAGCAGGGCTATCTGCACATGCTGGAGATCGGGGAGGTGAAGGCCAGCGTGGAGTACGGGGTATGCCGGGAGGAGTGGGCGCCGATCTGGGCCTACTTCCCCGCTGAGGTGCGTTGGGCCCGGAAGGTGTTGCGCTTGAGCGGCATCGACCCGCCGTCATGAAAGTCGAGAGCCCCCCTGGCGGGAGGGGGGCTCTCGTAGCGCCCGGGAACTGGTCCCAGCGCAGGTCGCGGGGCGGTTCCGCGACGCCGCATAGCATACACCCACGGGGGTGTAGGATCCCGGTCATGGCGAGGTATCGGGTCCAACAGAACCGCTCGGGCTGGCTGGTGCTGGACGGCAACACCCCGGTCAACTTCTTCTCAGCTGTAGATCCGGATCAGGGTCACGCCTCTGCCACCAGGTGGAACGTGGCCTACCAGCGGGCCCAGGACGAGGTCGACTGGCTGAATGCCCAGGAGGCGCCAGCCCGTGATCGGTGAGAGCCTGCGGCCCCGGGATGTAGCGTATCTCCGCGGTCAACTACGGGACTGGTGGGCCATCCCGGGCGAGTTACAGTACAAGCTGGCCATGCACGGGCGCCGGGACATGCCCGGCTGGAAGATGTCCGGCGACGAGACCGAACAGACCCGCCAGCACTACGCCTACGCCCTGGCCAAGGCCGATCTGTACTGGATATCGCCCGACATGAGTGACATGGTGGCCACTCTGGCTCCTTCTATACCGGATTGCATGCCCTACCCGCCCTGCCCCTGCGGCTTCGCCCTGTTCGCTCGCTCCATCCCCGGCATCGACGCCGTGGACGGCAACCAGATCTACACCACCGGCTTCCTGTGGGCCCAGATCAACCTGGCCAACCTGGGTGACTGCCTGGCCGTCACCACCTACAGCTGGCGGGGCCTGGTGAAAGCCTTCGACCAGCTGAAGAAGGAGAACCGGCGCCGGGAGGCGGAACTGGATCGCAAGCTGTCGGAGGTCATGCCCACCCAGCTGTTCCCGACCGGGGGCTGGGAGTGGCCGGAGGGGCACATGATGGAGGACTTCTCCAGCCTGCCCCCCAGTAGCGCCATCATGGAGGCGTCGATCCTGGAGGATCGCCGGATCCTGTCAACCTTCTGGACCCTCTGCTCGCAGAAAATCACCGTCGAAACAAGAGCCCAGCCCTCCAGGAATGAAATACGGGCAGCCACCCGGAAACGGCTCCCCGTACCAGTCGATGAGGTCCGCGTCATCAACCTGCGAGAGGTCGAGACGCGGCATCCAGGTCAGAATGGGCGGGATATCGATTGGCAGTATCGCTGGATCGTGTCGTCGCATTGGCGGAACCAGTATTACCCTTCCCGGGGCGAGCATATGCCCAAACTGATCGACGCTTACCAGAAGGGGCCGCCGGATCGCCCCCTCAAGGTCCGCGACACCGTGAAAGCGCTGGTGCGCTGATCATGATCGATCCAAAAGAAAGGAAGCACCATGACCACCACCCCTGAACCATCCGTTAACGACCTGAGTCCGATCTCCAAGGCGGGCCCAGCCAACCTGGAACCGGCCTTCCTGATCGACACCAGCGGCTCCATGAGCTATCCCACCACCGCTGATGGCAAGGTGGAGCGCCGGGAACTGGTCGGAGAGGCCATCCCCTTGATCGTGGCCGGGCTGGAGGGCTTCGACGCCCAGGCGGCCAAGGAGACTGAGGCTGCGGGCGAGGAGGAGGGCGGCGTGATGACCGTCACCTTCGCGTCGGAGGCCGTGGTGGTGGGCGACATCAACTCCGGCAACGTCCGCGACCAGTGGAAGGCCATCCGCTGGGGCGGGGGCACCAACATCGTGCCCGGCTACCAGCTGGTCTTGTCCAACTATATGGAGGAGTTTGGCGACGAAGACCCGACCTCGCGGCCCGCTCTGCTGTGCATGGTCATCACCGACGGCGAGGCCGCCGACGAGGCCGAGTTTGAGCAGCTGCTGGAGAAGTCCAAGGGCGGCACCTACGTGGCCGTAGCGGTGGTGGGCTACGGTCCGGAGCATGATGCTGCCTTCAGTCAGTACCAGCGCATCGCCGGTAACAACAACCACGTCCGGGCCCTGTCCTTCGCGGACGCCACCGACCCCAACAGCCTGGCTACCTCTCTGCTGGCCATGTTCGGCGGCACCCCCTGACGTATGAGTGAGCCTCCCCATCGTTGGTGGTACTGCGTCAGCTGCTTTGCCATCAACGATGGCCTGGAGGAGGCCCGGTGCTGGAACTGCCAGACCGCTTTCCCTAGTCGCCACAAGCACAAGCCCTGGTGCGAGATGGGCCGCCAGCGCTGCGACGTGTGCCGTAAGTACTACGTGACCTGGACGCTTCCGGCCGGGACCACCTTGACCATCCCTGACGTGTTGGGATTCTGCCCCTTCTATTTTGAGCATTACGGCGACGACGCCTATTTCCCACCCATGCTCCCAGCCATCTACGTCCTAGAGGCCAATGGTTACAGCTACAACGAGAAGCGAAAGAAGCTGGAGAAGATCAGGTGAGCGACCTGCCGCTTGAAGGAGATAACGAGGTGGTGGTCACGGGCGCTTTGTTGATGCTCGTCGGCGCACGCTTCAAGACCGAACCTGTAACTACGGAGGAGAGACAGGCCACCAATGAGCTTTACGTTTGGCCTGAATTTATGAAGTCCCGTTACCGCATCACAGTCACACTTGATCCCGAAGGAAAGGAAGAGCAATGACAACACTGGTGCAAGAGGCCAACCGTATCGAGGACAGCGAGGTTGGCGTGCTGGTCATCCTGGACCGCAGCGGCGACACCCGGCACACCTGGGACCGGCGCAACGAGGACGAGGTGCAGGTCATCCGCGACCTGTTCGGCCGCATGATCGACAAGGGCTACCAGGCGTGGTCGGTGACCCGTAAGGGCGACAAGGATCAGCGCATCACTGAGTTCGACCCCCAGGCTGAGAAGGTGATCTTCGCCCCAGCGCTGGTGGGTGGTTGATGCCCCAGCAGCTGTACTACCAGCAGTACTGCAACACCACCGCGACCACGAACTACTACGTCCCCACCTGGGGGAGCAACAACGCCACCATCACCTATCAGCAGGGCATTCCAACCAATCAGTACTACGCGCCCATCATCACCAGCACCAGCACTGATCAGATCTGGCAGCAGTGGGTGATCATGGGGAACGGCACCATAACCACCAGCGGTACGCCCACCACCTTCTGGCAGGAGACTGCGGAGCAGATGGAGGCTCATCGCGAGCAGCGGGAGCGGGAGCGGGAGGAGCGGGTGGCCGCTCGGACCCGGGCCCGGGTGCTGCTGGAGGACTTCCTCAACGACGAGCAGAAGGTGGAGTTGGAGCGCCATAGTCGCTTCCACGTCACCGGGTCGCGGGGACGGCGCTACTGCATCCGCACCACCGGCCAGGCTGGCAACGTCGACCTGCTCAAGGACGATGGACAAGTCCAGGCTCAGCTGTGTTGCCATCCCCGGGGCTACCTGCCCGATGGGGACGCCTGGTTGATGCAGATGATCGAGCTACGTCACGACGAGGATCACTTCCTGGCCACGGCCAACGTCCACCGGGGGGCGCTCCCCGCAGCCGCATGAGCGATGAACTCGACCCTGGCTTCATCGCCATTGAGCAGCAGGTAGATCTCGGTGGCCAGGTGCTGAGCCTGACCGGCAAGGTGAACCTGATCGGCCTGTCCGCGGCCCAGCGTGAGGTGCTGCTCGACATCCTGGACGCCTTCGCTCGCCTGGGCTCCAAGACCCGCACGCGAGAGAGGGTGCGAGCCACGCGGGCCCGTACTGCCGTTCCTCAGGAGGAAGAGGAGGGAGGGGAGTGACTTGCGGTCACCGCTGGCCGCTCCTCGACCCCAACGAGGATGACCGGGTCAATGGCGTCACCCATAAGTGCAGTCGTGAGCCTGGACATGGTGATGATCATCTGTGCGTCTGTGGGGCCCGGCCGGGGGACGACTGATGCCCCCCCACTTCGACAACCCCACCAACGCCCTGGCCGAAGATATCGCCATCTGGCTTGCTGACGGGCACGGGGACGTGGAGGATTACATCCAGGATGCCTACGACCTCATCAGAACCCTGCGGGCCCGGGGGTGGCAGTTCTCTGTCGCTCTCGGGCGCGCTGACTCCACCGGACGAGTCCCGCTGCGGTGAAGAACTGCGCTGGTCCCTGGCGTTGGTATTGCCGGTGGTGTGGGGCGAAAGAGCAATATGACGATCCCGCTGAACGGGATCGTTCTGCGTATGAACACGTTGTCTTGATTCACCCTGGCCCTGACTATGTGGTCAGATCAGCCTCATTTGGGCACCTTCTGCATGTGTGGCCCATCCCTTCAAGTCTTTCTGACGGCACAGAGCGTGCCTACCCTGGCGTCGATGCCCCTGAGTAACCTGCCCGGTCCCTGGCGTTGGGAGAAGCGCAACGGGTTCTGGTGGCGGATTCACGATGAACTGAGGATCGAGGACGGGCCCCATGAGTGGAACGAACTCAACATCGGCCTGGGTGGCTACGGGGAGGGCAGCCGTTGGCTCGACCGGGACGGCGAACCTATTCCAGTCATAGTGGCGAGCGACCTCCTGGCTGACCCGGACTACAAGGTCATCGCCAAGGACGTGTTCATCTACGACGACACCCCCATGGAGGTCTCCACCGTCTGGCTCGGGCTGGATCACAACTGGTGGCCTGATCGCTCTCCTCAGATCTTTGAGACCATGATCTTCGCCCCTGGCACTGACTGGGATCTCAACCTGTGGCGCTACAGCACCGAAGCTGAGGCTCGCGAAGGACATACTGAGGTGTTGGCTATGGTAAAAGACGCGGAGCAGCACCGAAGGAGGAACTTGTGAGTCAGTATTCGGACATGACCGGGGAGGGCTGACATGGCCAAGGTGGATGCGGTCAGCTGCGATACGTGCCAGCGGGTCGAGCGTCCCGCAGAGGGGGCCCAGCTGCCCCTGGAGTGGTATCAGGCCACGGTCTTCCAGCAGGGCTCCGGCGAGGTGCTGAGCGACAGCACCTTCTGCTCCTGGGACTGTGTGAACCTGGCCATGAAGCAGGAGCCGGAGGTCAAGGTCCGCCGGAAGCGTCGGACCCGGGAGCAGATGGAGGCGGACGCGGCGGCAGCTGCTGCGACCGCCAGTGCCTAGTGACCCCTGGCAGGATGCCAGTGCTAAAGCCTGGGTTCGCAACGTCCTCAAGAACATGCTGCCCAAGCTGGAGGGTTCCTCCTGCACCATCTCCCTGGTGCCACAGGACAGGGAGGGTGATGTCAAGTTCTGGGTGGAGCTAGGGGCCTCGATCATGCTCGACAAGCCCTTGATCGCCGTCCTGTTGGGCGACGCCCCCTGTCCCCGCAAGCTGGCCCTGGTCGCGGATGAGATCGTCAGGTGCCCGGATGGCATCGATCCGGCCAGTAGCGAGGAATTGGCTGCGGCCCTCAGGCGAGTGTTGGGTGATGAGTGACACCCCGGAGAACCTGGAGGCATTCCCCCCGGTCCCCGAACTGGGGGGCGCCATCGGCCGGACAGCGTCTGACGCCTGTCGTCAGGGCCAGCATGATCTGTGCAAGGACGACACATGCATGTGTCGTCACCATGAGCGCTTGTGGTACGACCAGGTACTGAGGTGAACCACCAGGACACCTTTGATGACCTGTGCATCCTGCTGGAGCAGCACCTGGGTCGCGGCATCGATGACGTGGCCACCGAGATCATGGCCTTCCTGGACATCACCAGCGAGGTGATCCTCTCGGAGCGGGATCCGCCGCCGGGCCTACGCCGCTGGCTGGCCTCTCACGGACTTGTCCTGGTGGCCGCCGCCGAACCCACGCCCACCCACGTCATGGATCTGATCGATGAGGACGACGACGTGGTCGAGGCTGAGGTGTCCACCCAGGAGAGGGCGGGGGGGAGTAGCCCTCTCCTGGGCGTGGGGGACTACGTACAGTACCGCACCGCTCCGATGGGTCCGAACAACATGAGCCAGCTGGGCTCGGGCACCGTCGTCGGCGTCCACACCGAGAGCATCGAGGTGGAGTTCTCCCCGAACGGGGGCCGGATCGTGCTGTTCCTTGAAGCCGACACCATCCAGGTGATCCGGTCTAGCCGCGACGAAGACGCCGGGTCGGAGCAGCTGCTGTAGCTGGCTCGGGAGCCGGAGCAGGCGCCCCGCCTTGGCGAGGGACGGCCACCTGGATCTCCACCTTGTCCAGGCGGGTCAGGAAGTCATCGAATTTGCCGCCCAGCTGGTTGGCCCACTCATCCAGACCTGACAGGAAGCTCTGTAGGGTGGCGGACACGTCCACCGCTGTCTCTACCACGGCAACGGCAGCTATGGGCTCCCCTGGGGGTACAGGCGCCTCCTGGGCCTCCTCAGGCTCTCCCTGGGCGGCCAGGATGAGATCCACCATGGCCTGGCGGGTCTTCTTCGGCGGCACGCCCAGCTGGGCCCCGATGTCCTTCAGATCGTCCATGGACATCTTCTCCAGGTCGGTGCGAGCGAAGATCTCCATCTCCTCCGTGGCCTCGCCCTCGTCCTCGTCGGCAGCTGCCGCGGGCTCAGCCTCCTCCCCGCCTTCAAAGCTCATGGGGATGAGCCCCTCCGTCAGTTCCCGCACGTCGAGCCCGGCGTCGATGAAGCTGGAGAACATCTCCTCCTGCTCGGACGTGTCCCGCTCCTTGTCCCACAGCAGGAACAGGGCGGACCGGGGCGCCTCCTTGAGGCTCTGCTCCAGCTGGAGGATGGGATCCTCGACGTTGATGACCTTGGCGGCGTCGTTGGCCATCTCCACGAAGGCCCGCTTGGAGGTGTCGCTGGAGCGGGTGATGACCTCGTAGACGATGTCGGAGGACTTGGCGATGGCGACGTACTCCGTCAGGGTGGCTGTGAACTCGCCGTCCACCAAGACGAACATCCACTTGACCGACTCTGAGGGCTTGATGTTGGCGTCCAGGTACTCCTGGATCAGCACCATCCCGGCATCCACGTCCATGGCTCCTGTGCCCAGGAAGCCGATGGTGATGCCTTCGGGTGTACCGCGGCGGGGGGGCATGCGTTCTCCTTCTCCTAGCTCAGGAGGACACCCAAGCAGCCCCAGTCCGCCAGACCAAGCCGAAGTGAGAAGAAAAAACAGCGCCCCGGGATCAGCCCCGGGGCACCGTTCTGACACCGTCAACGCGTCGGGGTCAGTGTAAACTACATCCGCCCTGAACGCAAATAATCACCTTGTTCTTCGGGGCTGGCGCCCGACCACCTCAGATATCGCCTCATCTCTGTACCCACGCATCAGCGACTCCAAACCATGTGCCAGCATGGCCAAGCCCGACGCGGCCAGGGCGATGAAGATGCGGGCCTCAGCTGACCGGTTCTGGACGAGCAGCACCAGGAGGACACAGCAGAGCAGGTTGATGAAGCTCTTCCACCAGGCTGGTTGGAAAAGCCCGATCCGGCGGGTGATCTCTTTGTACAGCTGCGTAATTCGTACCGACCCCAGCCCGATCAGGATCACGTACCCCAGGTCTACGGCCATAGGGTCTGATCGATGGGCGGGATGACGTTGCCGGACTCAAAGGTCAGGGTGTAGGTGGAGGCCATCGGCAGCCAACGGTACAACTCGGTCCGTAGGCGGAAGGACCGGTTGGTCATGCCCCGAAAGTAGTAGCTGGAGCCGTCGTTGCCCACCTGGTAGTCGAAGTTGCCGTAGTAGGCCGGGAGGTGGGCGTCGAGGAAGGGCGGCGGGCCCGTGGTGAAACTGCCGGGCGCGAGCATGGCCGAGTTGAACACGAAGTTGGCGGACTGGGCGGTCGGGAACCGGATGAAGGGGTAGAAGAAGACCGCCGGGAGACCAGTGGACTGCTCGACCGGCGTGATGCTGCGGATGCTTTGGCCTGCGGGCGGGAAGCTGAACCGCTGCCAGTCGTTGGTCAGGTAGTCGGTGTCCCAGTCCTCGTAGAAGGTGCCGTCAGGGAAGTACCAGCGCAGGCCGATCTGGATCTGGGCGTTGGAGGGATCCTGGACGATCATGTACCGGCCGTAGACGCTGAAATTGAGCATCTGACCCGGGAAGGCCGTGAAGTAGAAGACATTTCCGGCTTGGGGTGGCTGAGGCTGGGCGAACCAGTCTCCACCTCCGACCACACCGGACAGGAGGTTGAAGTACAGCAGGTTGATGAAGAACCAGCTGTTGGCCGGGCGGGACGTGTCCGGGGGATCCATCCAGGGTCGTGGCGGGCCCAGCTGAGGCACGGCGCCGTTGAACCAGTCCGGCGGCTGAGCCGGAGTGGAGTTGGTGTAGTCGATGAACCAGCCGCTGGGGATGGACACAGGCGGGGAGAAGCTGGTGACGGTGCCGCCCCAGATCACAGCGTTGGCGCCCTGAGTCGGGCTGACCTGTAGTGAAGCCCAGCCGTTGACGGCGAAGAGGGCAGAGGGGTCGTCCGGAGTTTCGTAGTGGATGTACATGCTGGTGCTGTAGTTCTGCGTGGGATGGGTCGGATCGTTCGCAGAAGTCCAGCCATCGAAGCCGTTCGGGAACGTGGTCAGCGGGTTGGCCATCAGGTTGGTGGCCTGGGGCGCCAGGGCGATCTTCACGTCGCGGGGATAGTCGTAGGTGGTCGGGATCTCCTGGCCGATCTGACTCGGCTTGGCCGCCCATATCATGCCGAAGGTCAGGTAGCAGCTGACCCCAAACGCCGGGCCATAGATCCGCACCCGGGGATAGATCCAGTAGTAGGCCGGGATCTGGGCGTTGGCCGGGGGGGTCACGTTCTGGTAGTAGGGGTTGATGTTGGCGGTACAGGTGTACTGCTTCCAGTTATTGGCCGTCATCGCGGTCGTGGTCGTAGCCGCGATCTGGATGGGAGTGCCGTTGCCCGCGTCCCCCCACAGGGAGATGTCCATGGTGTACGCAGCAGTACTGAGTACCTGGATCTGGAAGGTGATGTTGCCGGGCCCGTCGGTCTGTGACAGGAAGTCCAGGACCGGAATGGCTCCGGTGCAGATATCGATGTTGCTGGCCGGATGACCGCTGGCGGGGTTGGCGGTATAGACCCCGATGCCGGTGTTGTTGTACGGCGGCGGGTTGGGGACGAATCCGATGATGGTCGCGGGGTTGGGCCCGTTGGCCAGCAGGTTGGGGATCTGGGCGAAGTGGAGGCCCACGTTGGCCCCAGCTGGGGCGGGGAAGCTGGTTCCTGGTGGTGGCCAGGCTTGCCAGGTGCCAGTGCCCTGAGCCCCCACGCTGTCGTCCAGGGTCAGCATGAGGTTGTAGCCCTTGTGGGCCGTGATGGCGGCCGGGTAGCCGGTCATGATGCTGGAGAAGTCGGTGATGCCTCGCGACGAGCCCTTGAGCTTGTAGAGGTGCATGGCGTTGCTGATCAGGATGCGTTCCTGGGCCATGCCGATCTCGGGATCGTTGGGTAGCCCGAACTGGTAGGCCAAGAGCGGCAGCAGGGCCCCGGAGACATGCTTGGCGTCATTGACGGAGAGCAGTGACTCAAGCTCGGTGCGGATGAAGTCCATCTCAAACCCCAGCAAATTCAGGAAGCTTTGCAGGGGTGGCGTGGGCAGGTTCGGCGTGATCCAGGGGTTGTACGGGTTGACCAGGATGGAGTCGAGGTCGCGATAGGCGAGGGGCAGGAGGTTGTAGTACCTGTTCCCATAGCCCCACGGCAGCGGCAGCAACGCGATCAGGTCGGTGCAGCGGATCCACAGCTGATCATGGGTCGAGAACCCCCACATGGTGTAGTAGTTGAATCCGGGCGAGCAACCGTCGTCGGTGAAGCTCTGCAACGAAGAGGTGGGCAGGGTGAAAAGGATGGTCCCGTCGGTCTCATCCTGGGGGATGTTGAAGACATTCCTGACCAGCTGAAGGTTGACGCAGTCATCGGATGGGGGCTTGCTCCAGGTTAGGAACAGGCTCTGGTAGTCCAGGGGAGTGAACTCAAATGGTGACACCGAGAAGTCTGGCCGTGACAGCGTGGGGTCGCGTCCGAACCTGGTGAGTGAGTAGTAGTCGATGCCGTAGACGCCCATTTACCGTCCTATCGCCAACCAAACCATGCAGACCAGGGCCCGCCGATCCACCTGGATGTCTTCAATGAACTGGATCCAGGCGCCCTGGTTGTTGAGTCCGACCAGGGTCAGCTGATCCTCCATGTACTGATAGGCGTACCAGCCCAGCATGGAGAGCCCCGGGAAGGGCATCTTCATGTAGACGAAGCTGTACAGCTGATGGAACCCGGCCCCGAAGGGCACATAGAGGTTGCCATAGCCGTCGGTGTAGCCCTGCGCCACCCCGCCCATGAGAACCAGGGGGCCCCCTCTGGCCTCGTTGACCAACTCTGCGTTGATCATCGCCTCGATCTGGCCGATGGTGAGACCTTGCGGTACGTCCATGAGCCGGATCAGCTGGTTGACGTGGATGTTGGGGTAGCCGGAACCAGTCCTGGGATCGGGGTAGAAGCCCTGCACGGGCCTGGTGAAGCCCCGGCTGGCGTTTCTCGGGACGTACACAGGATGACTGTCGGCGCTCAGGTCAGTCAGGAAGTGATGAACGTGGTTGTGCCCGATCCACGCCTTGTAGAGATAGAGGTACTGGATGGTGGCGCCCAGAGTGGCCTTGGCAACGGTGGTGCCGGTTACTGGGAGCTTGCCAGTTAGGGGGATGAGAACCCAGGGATTGATCCCCAGGGTGGTCTCGATGCTCCTGATCTCGGTGTGCAGATCGTTGGTGATGGTGGCCGCGTCGATGGTCAGGTCGATCATGTTGGGCGTGCCGTCAGGATTGACGCCAGCCTGGATCCACTTCGTGCCGTCCTGAGGCTGATCGGCGTAGGTGCAGAAGTCGCGGATCGCTACGGGGTAACGCTGGGTGGAGTCAACCGGCGGCGGGACTGGCATCTACCATCCAATCGCCAACCAGGTCAGAGCTACGTTCATGTAGGGCTGCCAGGAGTAGTCGTGGGAGAACTGCACCACGGCTCCTCCCAGAGAGGCGCCCAGGAGGGTGATCTGGGTCTCGATGTGGTTGTAGTCCCCGTTGGGCGCCGGGGCGTAGCCGGGGCCGGGACGGACCGGGATCTTGGTGCAGGCCACGGCTACCACGCCGCTCGGGTAGCCGGAGCCGAAGGAGAGATGGATGATGCCGCTACCGTCGGTCCAGCCGAATGGAAAGATGCCACCCTTGATGATCCAGTTCGGGTGAGGTGGCGGGTAGCCGAAGGGAGCGTAAAGGGGTGGGCCTCCATAGGCGCCCGTCACCAGGTTGGCGACGGCGTTGTCGATCAGCTGCTCGACCAACGCCGTGTTGGCGTAGTTCAGGCTTTGCAGCTGGCCCAGAGTCACCAGGTCGTTGGGGTTGTTGCCTGCCACCCCCGTAACCGGCGCCGTGAAGGACCGGGCGCCGTCGGCGCGGATGTAGAGGACGTGGTCATCGATGAGCAGGTCTTGCAGGAGGTGATGGTCGTGAGTGTGGTTCGACGGAGCCTTGTTCACCCAGAGATCCTGGACGGCCCCACCGAAGGTGCTGTAGGGCGTGCCCTGGAAGGGATTGGTCCCCAGGGTCCGCTCGATGACTGAGACCTCCACGTTGACCTCGTTGATGCTGCGGGCCCAGATGATGTCCGTATAGTCCTGGTAGGTCGTGAAGACCTTGATGGCTCGCGGATATATAGGCGTAACGGGGATGTTGGTCGGAGGTACAGCCGTCATTAAGGAATTCCTCCGGATGGGGTCACAGTGACGGTGTTGGCCTGGGGGATCTCGTAGGCAGCGCAGACGATGTCACCAGCTGAGGGCACTGCCTCGTTGCGAGCCAGCACGCTGATATTGACGTAGTCCACTCCTTCGACAGCCTGGATGGCGTGATAAACGCTCGACAGACTGATGCGGGTGCCGAAGTCCACCCCGTCGAAGCGGAACAGGTTCCGAATGATCGACTGGACGTTTTGCTGGACCGTGGTCATCTTGTATTGGGTCAGTACCTGGATGCCGACACTCACGTTGACCGGCACATAACCCAGGGAGAGGATCCCATTCTTGTTGTACTGGGGCCCCAGGATGGCCACGGAGACCGTGGCCACCTTCCTGGTGTCGAGGTAGCCGGTCATAGCTGAGTTGGTGATCAACGGGGTGATGTTGTTGACGGCTGACTGGAGAGCCGCGAGCCCAGCTGGGGTGTTGGGCCAGAAGGATCCCGATGGGTGGATGTAAAGGTTGACGGCGTTGTGGTAGAGCGCAGAGGCGGCGGCCTTGGCGATCTGGGGGATGTTCAGGATGAGCGCTGCGTAGTCGTCCAGGGTCACGGCGCGGTTGATGGCAGTGATGGATAGTGGGGCATGGATCCGGATGTGGTCAATGCTCTCGGCATCGGCACCACCGAGAGCCGGAGCCGTGTTCGTTACGGCCAGGACTCCTGGAATGGCTATGCCCACGTTCACCAGGGTGTTGGTCGCCACGTTCCCAGATGAGCCGCCGCCCGCGACGTAGCTGGCTGTGATCTGGGCGCCGGAGATCGGGACACGTCCGTTCGTGTTGTCACCGAAGATGATCGACACGATCCCATTGGCGTCAGTGTTGGTGGTATATGCCATGTCGGTGGCCATGGAGTCCACCAGTCGCTGGAAATACTGCCAGACGTTGTTGGTGCCGCCCTCGTTCACAGAGATGATCACGCTGCCGTCCAGGACCGGAGTCCGGTACAGGGTGAATGTCTGAGCGGGGGTGCCGGAAGAGGTTCCCACGTTCTCATTACTGACCTGGTTCCCGTGGACCGCAGGTACCGATCCGCCGTACATTCCGGGTGCCGCCGGTTGGTACGTGATCACGATGGCTGCGCCTACCGCAGGAGCCATTCCCTGGCCTGCCCCGCTGAGGCCGTTGCCGAACTGGACCGTGTTGCCGTTGATGACGGTGTAGACCTGGGCGTTCCACAGCTGACCAGCGAAGGGGGGTGTGTTCGCGGGCGGCGGCGGCACATACGTCCAGGGTGTGCCGTTGACCGTGACATGCTGGTTCACGGACCCCAACCAGATGTAGGTGGGGTAGGGCTTGCCCCCCATGTAGGGGAAGCCGTCGGTGCCCAGCAGGATCTGTTGGTAGGCCAGCCCCGTCCCGGTCGTATTGATCGTGCCGCTGACCGCGTCACCGTAGATCCACAGGCTCTGAGTGGTCTGGAAGGTGATGGGGCTGGCGCCGTTGGTGTTGGTGGTGACCAGTGTTGGGCCACCAGAGTCTCCAGGGCCCGGGATCAGTACCGGTGGAGAAGGGTTGGTAATGGTGAACTGCAATGTGGTCGTAGCGGCGGTATTTCCATGCGGGGTGTAGTCCAGCATGCTGGCGATGTTCAGGACCGACTGTCGCTGCTGAGCCGTGGCCAGGAAGGCTTCGTTGGCGATGCGGTCGCTGTAGAAGTTGATGATGTCGCCTACGTAGCAGAACAACTCCATCAGCACGATGCCGAAGTCCCCGGGGCTACGGTCAGTCCACTCGGGCAGATAGGTCGGGATCAGGTTGACCAGGTCGTTGAGGATCGAGGCGTAGTCACGGCTGGTGTAGTCAACCGACGGTATAGAGAGGGTGCTGGGGACGACATCGGAAATGGTGCCGCTGATGGAACTCGGGACCATGGTCATGAGGAGATCTCGACTCCTTGGCCTCCCAGTGAGAAGCTGATGTTGTGGACGGATTGGCTGACGCCGACGCTGAACTGGATCTCTATCTGGAAGATGCCGGTATAGGGCTCCTGGGCCACCAGGTCACACCTCTGGATGGTGATGCTCGGCTCGTAGAGGCCGATCTGGGCCTGGACGTTGGCCACGATGGTCTGCTCGGTGAAGAGGTCGTTGGACTCAAAGACGTACCGGAGCATCCCGGCGCCATAGCCGGGCCGCATGACGCGCTCTCCTGGGCTGGTCAACAGGATTGACAGGATGTGGTTGCGAGCCCAGATGACTGGATCCAGGTCGGAGGCAACGGATCCGGAACTGACCACTGGAGGGATATTCGTCCAGGGGTAGATCGGATTACCGTTCTGGTCCGGCAGGACATTACCGGTGCTGTCGGTGAGGGGCGTACCCGGAGCGGTGCCGATATTGCCGATCAGGCACTGCCAGCCCATGTTGAGGTAGTACACCGCGTCGTTCTGGTTGTACCCGATGGTGGGATCCCACCCTGATGGTGAGTACCAGTTGAAGCCAGGGCTGGTATTAGGCCCGACTGTCGATCCACTGGCGTCGATGCGGAACGGCAGGGATAGCTCTTCCGACTGAGGCAGGAAGCGGAAGGCCGGAATGGTGGTGAGGAAGGTCATCTCGACAATGCCCTCACTGAGAAGAAGGCACGATCCATACCTGTCAGTCCTTGCAGCCCAGTGGTGGAACACCAGTGCTGGATGTAGATCGGGTCGCCCCCTTTACAGGCGACGATGTCACTGACCGGCAAAGTTAGTACATTACCTGCGTAGGGAGCGTTACAGCCATACGTAGCGACGACGGTGCTGCCGTGGACGATTCTTACATTCGCCCACTGATTCGGACCGGTGGAAACGAAGCCTATCTGGGCCTTCACGAAATAATCGTCGGAGTAGGGGCAGTAAAAAATATAGCTACTGAAGAACTCTGCTCCGAAGGACACCGTGTCGAAGCCATAGTTGTTCAGGGCAGTGCTTGTGCTATAGGCACCGTAACGCCATAACCGGCCTCTGGCGCAGTAGTTGCTGTTGCTGTATGGACGAGTTGCATTAGCCCCCGCAGGACCGGTGGGAACTGGTGGGCGGTAGTTGTCGTTGGTGGCGGTAGCCCACTGGCGCACGTCGTTGAATGCCGTAGCGGTGGTGATGTAGTACAGCGGGATCTCGTAGGTGCCGGTTGACACGTTTGGTGCTGGTTGGTGCGGTAGTACGGTTCCTTGAGCGCCAGGCAGATAGAAGAAGCCGATGGTTCTGGCCGCCGGGTCTGCCCGCAGCACGACCAAGCCTGGCCCCAGCCCCGCGCTGCTGACGGTGTGGTTGATAGTGGTCTCACCGTAGAAGCCGTCAACCCATACTGCTCCAGGCTGGATGGTAATGACGCCGACTGCGATAGTGGCAGCGAACTGGGTGGCGAAGCCGGGGATGATGCCATTCCACTGGAAGTCTCTCGACATGGAACGCCAGCGCGGCAGGGTGGCGTTTACGCCCGGCCCTGCATCGAATGGGATGTAGGTCTCGGTTAGGTTGCTCATTCGACCGGCCTCCCCAGGTGTTGTGTCCAGAGACTTGCAGGCAGTGTGTCGCTAACCATGGGTTCGCTGGGGGGTTGTTCTGTGTCCAGGTCGATGCTTACGACGCTGTTTGTGTTCCCAGGTGAACCTGGTTGATCAGCATCGTCAGCGGACCGAACAGAATCTGCGGGCCGGTCCCCGCTGTCACTAGACATCCAATGCTCTTCTTTCCTGTGGTCACGGGTAAGGAGGCTGACAGTGAGATCGGCACGGAGATGGGCACACCCGACGGACCGCCACCAGCTGAGGCTGGGGTGACTACCGGTGTGAGGCTGGTCTGGTTGTCAGACTGTCCGTACTCATAGCTGATCTGACAGATGGCTGACTGCGCCGAACTGGCGTCGGTGAAGGTGATGGCTCCCGTAGCTCGCAGCTGTACCTGGGCCGGGTAGGAGAACCGCGGGTACATGAAGTTGAAATTGATCGTGAGTCCGCTGTTGACCGGCTGCTGGGTCATGGTCCCAGACCAGCCCACAGCACCCCCGCCACTGATAAAGCAACGCAGGTCTGTCAGCGAGCCGGAGCTAACCAACCAGAGTGGGATCTCCCAGGCATGAACATCTTGCTGGTAGCCGTTGTAGTCCACGGCACCGCTGTGGAAGATGATGGAGCAAACCTCGTTGTCGAGATCGGCCCTGGCCACGATGGTGCCACTGGCTCCCACAGGGACGGCTTGTTGGGCGAAGATCTCGGCGTAGTACCCGTGAATGAAGCAGGCACCTGGGGTGACTGTGGCAGTTCCGCCAGACAGGGTGGCGCCCAGTCCCCAACCACTCTGGCCGACGGGATAGTTGGCTACGACACCATCAGGGGCCCACAGCTGTGCCATCTTGCGCCAGCGCGCCGAGTTGGCTGCCGAACCGAAGCCCTTGTCCCAGGGATAGTACTCATCGAAAGTCCCCATCTCAGTCTGGTGACCCCTGGACTCCCGGCGGCCCTGGTGGCAGCTGCTTGGTCAAGGTCTGCCAGGCATAGCGGTGCTGGGCCCTCACGTCCGTGCGGCCCTGAGGCGCGGTGGGCGGCATGGGTGACCCTCCCCCGGGCGTTGGTGCGCCGTGACCAAGCAGATCGTCCAGGGTCCGGGGCGCTGCGTGGGCGGGCCCGGGTGGCTTCGCTCCTGCTGTCTGATCTCTCTGCTGTTGGTTCTGTAAGGAGTTGATGTAGTCGTTGACGTGAGAGGGCACCGCTTCCATCCCGATGGTGTGTCGTAAAGCGGCGGCGATACCGGCGTTTTTGAAGTGAGTGTGGTACATATTCGTTAAAAGGATCTTTCGCATCGCAGCCATGGCGGCGTTGGTCCCGGTCTGTTTCCAGTTGAGGGTCCAGTTCGCCCCAGCTGGTGGCGGGTTCGGACCCATGGGCCTCGTCGGACCCCAACGAGGTGGTGCCCCTGGTTGTGGTCGCCAACCGGGCCCTGGGCCACTCGGACCTCTCGGGCCGCTTCCACGCCCACCCCCACCTGGAGGAGGTCCGTTTCGACCTGGCATTGGGGGCATTGTTGCCGGGGGCGCTCCCCTGGGAGGAAACAGGGGAGGCATTCCGCCCCCTCCACCCGGAGCGGTCCGCGGAATGGTCCGCGACTTAACGGTGATGGGGTCTTGCTTGGCCATGTTCCTCAGTACCTTCCTCGCAACCAGGAGATGTGAGCTATCCGCGCATCGGCTGCTTCTTGGTAAGGAGTCTTGCGATCCATCTCGGTCGCCACCGCTCCTACCGCCGCTGCCGCACGTATGAATCCTCTGGCGAATGGGCGTTTCCACCGTGGCATAGCAGAAATCTGCTCATGAACACCCTGCATGCGCTCACCCACTGGGTCGTACTGAGGCTGGGGTGGAGGTTGCTGGGGCTGGTTGAACTGGGGCCCCAGGTTGGGGTTGACCCTGTCAGATCCCGGCACGTTCCGAGTCTCAGAGCCCGCTCCGGTCCGCGAATAAACGCCCCGGTTCGGTGGCCTGGGCACGTTCTGAGTCTCCTGGTCTACTCCGGTTCGTGCATAGGTGCCCTGCCGCGCTCCGGGCACGTTCTGAGTCTCCGGATCTCCACCAGCCCGTGCATAGGTGGTCCGGGGACCGGCCTTAGCTCGGGATGCCCTGGGTGGCTTGGTGCTGTACTCGCCCCACTTCACACCACCGGGGATCCTGGGTTGTCGAGTCGGCATGGCTATCTCCAGGGCGGCGCGAGCTTGCGTAGCTGGGTGGTGCGCCCGATGCCAGGATCGGCGCCCATCATGGACTGCTGGCGTGGACTGTACATGGGCATCAGCTGAGACTTGGGTGCCGCCCGGGGCACCAGGATCACCGTGTCGAAGGGAACCCCCTGGGACTCCCGGGTCAGCCCATCGGTGGGCTGCAACTCGGCCGGGAAGTAGTAGTCAGCCGGGTCTATGCGCTCACCCTTATGAACACCCCGAACGTAGGAGCGTTGGTTCTGCCGCGTCTTGAGGCTGTCGAGGAGCCGGTCTCCGCGCCTGGTGTTGATCGTCCCCAGGTACCCGTCGGGGTACATGGCCTCTGGCGTGCGGTTGTACATGGACCGCCGGGCGTCCATAGCATCCCGAAAGTACGGCCCGATTCCGCCGCCGCCCCCGACGGTGTTCGCATTGCCAGGCGCCCCCTGGTTGTACGGAGGCAGGAACTCCCATGGCGTGAAGACACCGCGGGGCATTACCCGATCACGCTCGTAGCGTCAAAGAAGGAGCGCACCTCCTCAGAGCGCGAGTGTGACACTGGCAGCAGCTGGCCGGTCCAGTGTGGATCCTGGGCGTCGGGCACCTCGCCGGTCTTCTCGGACATGACCATGTCGTAGGTGGGCCCGTGCGGCTCCTTGAGGACGTGATCGGCGTACTCATAGCCACCCTGGCCACCGCTGGTGGGAGCCGGGCCCTGGAAGACGCCGCGGTTACCCACTGTAGGCACTCTGCTGCCCGGCCCCGAACATCGCCGTGCGCCCAGGAGAGGACGGAACCGGATACCCACCACCCTGGGTCGGAACCGGCGACTCCTGGGGCATTTTCATGCTAGGAGACACGGTGAGCCGGGCACCAGCTGATTCGCCAGCAGACAACCGACCGCGATGGGCAGTCGGTTCGTGGACGGTGTCACGCACACCGCTGACAAAAGCTGCGTTGTCGCGAGCCAACGGTGGCCCGCTTCCCCGGCCGTAAGTGTCGCTGCCGGTCTCATACGTGTCAGGAACGCCCTTGAGGCGCCCACCGGTCGCACCCACCTCCCCGCCCAGGCCGGTCGGCGTACCGACCATGCCCGGTTGGGGCCCAGGAGGATACCAGATGCCCGACCGGGCCTGACCCAGGTGACTTGAATTGGCACCCATCCGACGCCGAATGGCGTGCCCGACTCTTCGCTGATCAGCCATGACGCCCATGCTAGGGCTGGGCTACTTGGCGGGCCGGACCAGGCGACGCCCGCTCAGTGGTACCCATTCCGTATGTCCCTGGAGCGCGGCGATGACATCCTGCTGGAACCGCGGCATTTCCGGTTCAGCTGCAAAGGCGTAGGCGAGGCGAGCCAGGGCGTAGGCGTCGGCCTTGTTGGGGTCACTGAAGTCCTCGTTCCACCGCTTGAGGATCTCCTTGGTCATCTGATCCTTGCGGGTGTTGCCGTTGCCGGTGGCGAACTTCTTCAGCTGCTGAGGCTGGACGATGAGGGGGTAGGCCCGCCGGTCCTGGGAGTCGAAGAGAGCCAGGATGGTCATCTTGATGCAGGCCCCCACCTCGCCGGAGGCGTGCTGGCCGTACTTCTCAGCCATGCTGTAGCCCTCCATGGCGATCTGGAGGACTTGTCCCCCTGGCTCCAGACTGGCCAGCCTGGTGAACTCGTTAGTGATGCCCACCATGAGCATGCGGAGCCGTAGCACTCCCTTTGGGATCTGGCCTTTGGGCTTCCAGCTGCTGACGATGCCCCGGGTGGGGCTCCAGGTCACCATGGCGCAATTGGCCACCCCGGGATCGATGCCCACGTAGAGATCAGTCACGTCTTGTGCCAGCGCTCTCGCATCTCGGTGGTGGCCGCAGGCTCGGGTGGGGCCTTCTTCGGCTTTCGCCGTTCGGCGGGCAAGTAGCCCTGATAGAGCCGCTCTCCACAATCAGCGCAGTACACGCACCGGCCGGTCTGTTGCCAGGTGTGGTCTTCATGGAGAGCTAGTTGCTGATCGAAAGCCTCCAGCGCTTGCCTGATCTGGGTCTCATCCATGAAGGTTGCGAGCGATGTGGGCGTGAACCCAGAACGTGCATTCCTCCAGTGTGGTTAGTGCCAGAGCCTTCTCCCGCGTGTCGCCACCTGGAAGATCATTGATGTGATCGGCGTACCAGCGTTCGTGGGTGCGCCACTCATCGTGGAGGGCGCGGGTGACCTCGTCCGGCGCATGGTAGGTATATCGGCTGTCAAGTTCCTCGCTGTTCGGCATTCGTTATCCTTTCGACCTCCCGGTTGACGTACCAGGCTGCCTTTTTGAGATCCTCCACCGGGTCAGTGCCCTTCTTGAGGCCCGCCCGCCACAGGTATTTGATGGCGTTGCCCACGTTGAAGTTGTACTGCTCAGCGATGACGATGCACTCCACCCCGGAGGGATGGGCGCTGTAGTGATGCGGGTGGTAAACAGCGTCGAACTCTTCGTCGGTCACTTCGGTGTAGTGAGGGTGATTCACTTCTTCACCGGGGGTGGGCCCACCTCTTTGATGGCGGCGATCAGGGCGTCGATCTCATCCTGGGGCCGGTCGAAGAGCAGCTGGGTGAGACAGCGCCCTCCGTCCACGTCATCACGAATGACCCGTAGTAGCTCCAGCAGAAGTCGGTGTTCTGAGTCACCAGCCACGCTGACTCCGTAGCTCTTCGGTGTCCTGCTCAGTTTGTGGCACTAGTCGGCGTACCGTCGACACGTCCTCCCGCTCGATCACCACCAGGATCGGTCCCTGGCAGTGCGGGCAGTTGATCTCCACCTCGCTCTTGTTCATGGCGCTCCTCGATCTGCTCGCGCCCAGCCCGGGTTCTTGGCATCGGTCCGCCGGGTGAGTTCGCGGCTCACCACGGACGCGTCCCGCTCAGCTGACTCGTAGAGCATCTGCTTGAGCTTCCTCCTGGCGTAGATGATCTTGGCTGAGTCCCGGGCCCGCTGGATCTCGGGGTCGGACTCCATCTGGGCCCGCACCCAGGTGACAGCTTCAGTGACCCGGTCCGGCTTGTTGGCTGCCATGTACAGCCCTTCCAGGCGACGGACCTCAGCTTCGGCGTAGCGCTCGGACACGTCCTCCCCGGCGAACTGGGCCTGGAAGAAGTCGGTCCAGCGTGTCAGCTGCACGAAGAGGTTCATCAGCTGCTTGTCGGTCAGGTCATCGATGTCCTGGGGCAGCGGAGGCAGACCGAACTCTGGCGAGGAAATCGGCTCGACCTGTAGCTCTTCGTAGGCCCGATCCCAGAGTTTCCCCCGTAGATCGCTCAGATGTTCTTGCAGGGTTCTAGGACGCTGAAGTCGATGGCCTTCGGAGGATTCTCCGCTGCGGCTGGGGGCTTTCTTCATACCGTTGACAGTCTGGGCACCCATCGAAGGGGCATCGGGGGATCTTGCCACCGTCCAGAGCAGAGCAGATGGCACGGCACTGATCCAGCCGATCTGAGATGCGCTCCTCCTCGTAATGCACGACCATCTCCTTGACCCGCTGGTTCCACTTGCACTCGTACAGGTAGATGAAGGTCTCCGGCGCTCCCAGGTAGCTGTAGAAGTGCCCCTGGCGGATGTGGGAGGGGAACGGGATGCGGATGGCGCTCCACAGGGCGTCGAGGTCGATGAAGGTGCGATCCTTGCCGTTGAGCCGGACCTTGTAGGTGTGTTCCTCCAGCAGCCGGGGGTTCTCAAACCGCAGGGTGTTGATGCCCACGGACTTGATCTCGATACCGGCCTGGTCCCCGTCGAGCCCGTCGGCGTGCCCGGCCATACGGAGGTGCTGGTTGTAGAGCGGCACCTCGTCAAAGCGAAGGAAGCTGCGGTCAGCCTGGCACTCCTCGCACTTCTCCGGTGCGGTACCCATCCAGGCTGAGTGACAGCTGGTGCAATAGAATTGCCCCCTGAGGCGGCCCAGATCCCAGATCCGGCTCTGCCATTTACGGTGGATCTCCTTGCCCTCATCGAAGATCATCTGCATCTGCCAGTGGGTGATCGGCGCCTCACTGGCGGGGCGGTACCCGGCTAGTTCGTAGTAGTTAGCTCGCGGGCACCAGTCGTTGTGGGAGACCCGGGAGGGATGCAGTACACCGCTCCTGGGCCCGTCGTCGTAGGACGGCTGCAACAAGAGCCTTTGAATGTCCCCAAGGAGCCGGGTCTCTTGCTTGGACGTTTCCAGCAACGCCCGCAGGTTGGGATCGATCAGCGGCGGCCTGAGAGATCGCGATGATCTTGCCGGTGGCGAGGGCATCTTCACGACGGCGTTGCCGCTTGATCCGGCGTCTTTCTCTTTCGCTTGATCCCCCCCAGACGCCCCACTTCTCGCCGTTGGCGAGGGCGTACTCTAGGCACTCGGTCAGGACCGGGCACGCTCCGGGGTGGTCCGGGTGGGTTCCCAGGCAGACGGCCTTGGCTTCCTGCACCTGACCGTTGTGCTGGTGATCGGCGTAGAAGAGGTTCCCCGTGTCGAATGCGTTGACGCCCAAGCACTTTGCCCTGTCGAACCACTCCGGCCGGGCCCGTTCGTGGACCGGCGGCAGCACCAGATCCACGTCCACCATCAGCCAGTTGGAAGTACTCCCGTTCTGGGAGTACGACAAAGTCTCGGCCTCCCAGCTGAAATCCGAGAACAGGGCGGCGAGACTCTGCCAGGGCGTGCCGCTCCAGGTCGATGAGGTCGTCAAGTTGGAGCGTAATTGAGCTTCGGTTATCGGTGCGCTTGAACTCGATAAGTTCAGAATCGGTGCGACCGTCGTTGCGACGGTCCCAACGCGCTCCCGAACGAGGATTACACGCCCCGTCGAACCGCTCCATTCCTTCCCGCTCCTGCTGCCGCGACAACAGAAGGCGCCGATCCCTCACGCTCGTCGGAGGCGTCGGCCGGAGGCAGGAGGACTGACCTCAGGGCGGCGTCCCTTAGTAACTACGTCCATGACAGCATCCTGCAAGGTCTGCCTCAGAGTCAAGTCCCATCTGACCTGCTCTTCCAGGGCCGTCCGGCCATGCCAGGACTCGTCCCCGTGGTAGTAATAGGCGCCCTTGGTGGTGATCACATCGTAATAGATAGCCAAGTTAAGTATCTCCTTGGCCGGATCATACGAGCCGGGTGAGACACCCACCTCGTTGTGGTCGAAGTAGAAGTCGAAGGCTGCCACGCGCTCGGGTGGGAACCCCTTGTTCTTCTTGATCAGGCACTTGATGGAGAGCCCGACCTTGCGCTGGTTTCGCTTTTCGCCCTCTGTGAGCCATTCGTCCCGCTTTAGCTCCACTCGCGTGAAGTACCAGTAGTTCTTGGCCCTCCCACCAGGAGTTACGCGAGGATCGCCCCAGGTCAGGCCGATCTTCTCCCGCCACTGGTTGACCATGAAGCAAGTCACCGGCCGGTCGGTCTCCACCATGGACCGCTTCATAGCGGTGTACGCCTTGCGGAAGAACTTGCCCAGGAGCCGCGCTGCCAGACCCACCTGGGTGTCGTCCATGGAGCCCTCCGACTCGCTGACGGGGCTGAGGGCGGGCAGGCTGTCGATCACCAGGGCGTCGACCGTGCGGCTCTCCAGCACCCGGACGGCGGCGTTGGTGGCCTCCTCCAGGACGTTGGTCTGCATGACCACGATGCGGTCGGTGTCGCAGCCAAGCTCGCGGGCCCAGCTGGGCACGAAGTCCTCCGCGGCGATCCAGAAGACCGTCCAGTTGGGGTCGGTGGCCTGGTGGGCGGCGATGGTCTTCAGGATGATGGTGGTCTTCCCGCTGGACTCGTCCCCGTAGATCTCATGCCAGCTGTTCACCGTCCAGCCGCCACCCAGGGCCACGTCGAGGGCCAGGGAGCCGGAGGAGATCCTGGGGATCTCGGAGAACCGGATCTGGCTGCCCAGCACCACGGTCTCGGGCCCGTACTCCTTGTTGATCTCGTCTATGACGGCGCCGATCTGGCTCTTGGGGTCCGCCTTCTTGGTTGGCATCACTCTCCTCGTCGGTCGTGGAAGATGTCGCGCCATGCGCTGATCTCGTTTTCGCCCTCCTCAGGACTCCAGCGCATGGCGTCCGGACTATCCAGTTCGGCGGGTGGAGCGTGTACCGGTCTGGCAGGGCCCCATCCGCGCCCCGGGGTCCAGGCCGCGGGGGCACCCTCAGTGACACGACGGAGCGCTCGGGCACTGGGGCTTCGGTACTGATCGAACCCTCGTTCGCTGGCCTGCTCGGCTCTGGCTCGATATGTGTTACGGGGAGTTAGCTCACCCCGGGCGATGACGCCCATGTTGCCCTCCGCATCTCGCACGGTGGTAAATCGCCGGGACCAGCCCCTCACCCCGGAGTTCATCTGCCGGTTGTGTTCACTCAGCTGCTGGACCGGAGATCCCGGTGGGATGCGGGTACGGCCCATGCCGACGACATCAGGGGAGTAGTCGTGGCTGTGCCGGAAGGGCCGGGCTAGTTCGTTCTGAAGCCGCTCCGCGGTCTCTTCCCGGGCGGTACGCGGTCTGCGTCGGGGCTCGTCAGGCACCTCTCCTCCGATCATGAAAGATGTCGCCCCAGGCACCGATCTCATGCTCCCCAGCTGCGGGGCTCCAGGACATGGCATCGCCTGGGTCGGGCTCGGCAGGCAGGTTCCACCGCATGGGATCGCGGCCCGGGTGGCCGTGAGCGGTCTCCATGTAGGTGTCCATGCCCAGCCGGTCACTGGCTACATACTCGGGATCGTGTTGCAGGTCGTGGATCATCTCGGCGTAGCCCCGGGAGACACGGAAGGCGGGGTTGGTCGAGCGGGGCGGCTTGTACCCGTGCATCTCACCCAGATGCGCCAGCAGATCCTTCTTGTTCCTAGCCACGGTTCATTTCTTCTTGGCGGGCTTGCTCACCTGGATGCTGGGGTACTTCTTCGACACCCTGGACCGGACAGAGGACTTCTCAGCTGAGGTGCCGTGCTGGCTCACCCGGGAGAGGGCGTTGGCGGCCCGCTTCTTGGTGTCGATGGGGTAGTTGCCGGGCTCCCCCTTCTCCTTGCCCTTGGCCTTGGACGGGACGCCGAAGTCGCTCTTGGGCAGGCTCTCACGCTTCGCCTTGCTGATCGCCACTACTTCCCCCTGCTGGTCTTCTTGGCTGCCTTCTTCGCCGGGGCCTTCTTGGCCTTGTCGTCCTTGTCGTCATCCTTTTGGCCGAACGGCTTGGCCTGCTTGCCCCCGAACGGATCCTTCTTCGTGGTTGCCATCTATTCCTCTCTTCTGTCGTGAAAGACTGACTGCCACTCTCCCATTTCCTTCTCACCGGCCTCAGGGCTCCAGCGAGCCGCATCGCTACCCGACTCCGTCCATCGACGCTGACGGCCGACGGTGGGGTCATGTCCGCCCGGGTCGTGCCCCATCAAGTCGGTGTACTCCTGACGGTTGGCCCGGTGCCGCCAGAGCCCGTAGCGGATGGTCTGGCGCCGGATGGCTGGGGTCCAGGACTCGCCCTGCTTCCCACTAGCCGCTTGGTCGATAGCTCCCTGGATCTTTTCATGGACTTCGGCATCGGGTGTGCCGACGTGGGTGCGCCCCAGCATGCGGTCGATTGATCTGGTGGGGACCAGGGGGTCCACCTGGGGCTTACGTGGCTTTGCCACGCTTGGGCTGGGGTTCGCGCCCGGTCTCCCGGGTCTTGGCGGCCTTCTTGGCCATTTGGCTACGTCGCTTGGGGCCCTGGGCGGATGCGTTGGAGATGGCGGCAGCCTTGGACTTGGAGTAGCCCTCGTCCTTTAAATCCTCGTACAACTTTGGCCGTTTAATGCTGGGCCCAGGATCTTTACCGCCCGGCATGATTCCTCCTAAGGATGATTCGTCTAGGGGGTGTGGCTTTCCAGACCCTTTGGCCCCGACCAGATAGTCCTTGGCGTTTTCGATCCGTTTCGATCACGAAGCCCTTACGAACCAAGGGCCGGAGCCGTGGAGATATCGTCACCTTGTCCAGGCCAGTTGCTCGGGTGATGTCGTCCAAGATGGCACCCTGCTCGCCGGTCGCTTGCACGACATCGAACACCATGTTCTCCAGGTAAGTGGCGTTGACTGACTGAGCAGCGTCAACCGCTGTCTCTATATCGCGACGCCGATACGCTCCCGGTTCGCTCATCTCACGTTGGCCCAGCTGAAGTCGGTGTTCCCGGCCAGGCTGGCGTCGACCTCAAAGTGCTGATCGCCCCTGGGATTGTCACTGCGAGCGAACTGGGTGGGCCCGGAGGACTTCATGCCGATGGCGTTGAGCATCCGGCCCGACTGCTCAAACAGGTCGCCGTTGTAGCCGCAATCGGTGCAGAGCGGGGCGCACTCGGCGTTGGCCCAGCGTCGACTGAAGTAGTTGCCACCACCGCACTCCGGGCAGCGACTGACCTTGCCGATGTTGCCTGGCGCCTTGGCGACGTATCCCTGGGTGTGGACCCGTTGCCAGTTAGCGTCGTCACTGCCCTCCGGCTGGACGTTACCCACCTCCTGGCGCGGACCAGTCGGAGGGTACGACTCCCGCCAGCGCACGGCTTTGGCAGGATAGGAGCCCGGTACAGGGGCAGCTGGGGGCGTCGTGACCGGTGCCTCCGGCGCTCCTGTCCGCCCCAGGTGTCGTTGCCACCAACCGTTATCACTCATAAATCGTCACTTACACTCGGCCCAGTTGTTTCCAACACTGATATTTGCGATCAGAGGTATGTCGAGGACCGGGTGGCCATCCAGCCGGACATCCTCCATAGCCTCACGCACCAAGGGTAAAGCCTGGTCGACCACGTCTTCGGCACACTCGATGACGAACTCATCGTGGATCTGGAGAACCAGGTGGGCGTCGAGCCCGGCCAGGGCCCGGTGTACCTGGACAAGTCCGATCTTGGCTATGTCCGCGGCCGTGCCCTGGATGGGGTGATTGACGGCCTGGCGCTCGCTGTAGAACTTGAGTCCGTTATCGGAGGAGTTGATCTCTGGCAGCCGCCGTTTGCGGCCATATAAGGTCTCGACGTAGCCATTCGACCGGCAGAACCGCTTGACCGAATAGCCCCAGCGCTTGACCCCTGGGTAGGCCCGGTGCCAGGCTTCCCAGACGGCTTCAGCCTCTCGCTCAGAGATGCCGGACATCTCCATGACCCGGCCGGGGCCGCCCTCAAAGGCGAAGTTGAAGTTGCTGTTCTTGGCGATGGCCCGCTGCTCGCCGGAGACCTGGGTCTCGGGGATCCCCCAGATCAGAGCGGCGGTCTGGAGGTGCAAGTCCAGGTCATGGGTGTAGGCGTAGAGCAGGCGCGGGTCTCGGGTCTGGTAGGCCAGGATCCGTAGCTCGATCTGGGAGTAGTCGGCCACGATCAGCCTCTTGCCCGGTGGGGCCACGAACAGCTGGCGGATCATGGTGGCCTCAAAGCTCTCCTTGTGGCGCGCCGGGATGTTCTGGAGGTTCGGACCGCTACAGCTGAGCCGCCCGGTCTTGGCCACGGCCTGGTTGAAGCTGGCCCGGATGCGGGCGTCCTCACCGATGTGAGGCATGAACCCGACCACGTAGGTGGACAGCAGCTTGTTCACGTCCTTGTACTCCAGGAGCCGCCTGGGTTCCTTGTGGCGTCTTGCCAGGCTCTTGAGAGCGGGAGCCGCGGTGGAACGCTGGCCCGTATCAGTCAGGACGGTGCAGCGCAGGGGAGGGTCCAGTTCGTCATAGAGCCACTTGCCCAGCTGCTGGGTGCTGTTCAGGTTGATCTCATGGCCCACCATGGACCGGATGTCGTCACCGATCTCGGTCAGCTGGGCCTCCAGCTGGGGTCGCAGGATTCCGAATCCCGTGACATCAACATGGGCTCCCTGCTGACGCATGTCGAGCAGTACCCGGAGTACATCCATCTCCAGGTCGAAAAGACTGGCCAGCTTCGGCTTCTTCTTCAGGACGCGATGGATTTTCCACCACAGCATCCAGGCCATCTTGGCGTCGGTGATCGAGTACCTCATGGCCCGCCGCCACTCGACGTTGTACGCCTCCTCACCCAACTTCTCGACGTAGGTGAATCCGATGTAGGTCTGGGCCAGAGCCCCCAACTTGTAGCTATCCAGGTTCTCGTTGAGTAGGAACACCATCATCATCACGTCGGCGTAGGGCGGCGGCGGGATTTCGCCGTAATACTTGGCGATGGATAGCAGGTCGAAGGCCACGTTCTGATTGATCTTGCGCCGGTCGGAGAAGAACAGCGGCTTCAGGGCGGCTAAGACTTCGGTGCGGTCCAGCTGACGGCGTTTGTCGGGATGTCCCATGGGTATGACGTGCGACACGCCCGGACCCGCGAGGGATAGGCACCAGACTTTGTTGGTCCGGGTGTCCAGGGCCGGTTTATCCTTATCAGCTGCCTTCCGGCAGAGATCAGAGCAGTAGGCGCGGCGCTTGGAAGGGATGGGTAGGCCACAGGCCAGGCAGGGAGTGGTCCCCTCCCGGTGCCTCGTCAGCACCTTGCGACCGGATTGCAGCATGCGGACCGGTCGGTCCCCACGGGTCTCGACATCGAAGGCGAACTCCGAAAAAGCCGAGTAGACGCTGACGACTTCTTCTAGCTCATCCCTGGTGGTGATGGTCTTAACGGGACTGACGTTCTGATCAGTCTGGCGCAGCACCCAGGATTCAAACTGCTCGTAACCGGCGACGTGGCCAGGCGGCTGAGGGCTGCCCAGCCGCCTCCACGTCTTCTCCACCTTCGTGGAATACTCGATGTCGGCGTCAGTGAATTTGCGGCCGCCATGGGTGCCATCGGTCTTCTCGGTGCGATGTGCTTCCTCATGGTCAGCGTCGAGGGCGCACAGCCAGGTGCCCCGGTAGTCCCAGCGACCGTCCTTCTCCTTGCGGGGTTCCCTGCGCCGGGCAGGGCATTTGGCCACGGGGCGCCTACTGGGTCGACTGGTTGGCTACGTCCTGAAGCTCGGCCCGGGTGGACTTCTCCACCGACTCCTCGTCCCAGCACTTCTGTTGCCAGGCCACGATGTCGTCGTCGGTCAGGGGCTCGACCTTCCAGTCCTCCAGCACGTCGCGCCGCTTCACCTGGTGGATCTGGGTGCGCTTGCTCTTCTTCGGGCCCTTCATGGCGATGGCCCAGTACGTCCCGGCCAGCCCCCTCTCACCAATGTCATCCTCGATGGTCTGGGCGATGGTGATGCCGGTCTCCAGGGTCTCCAGCAGCGGTGGCTCAGCTGACATATTCATGACGTTGAACCGCACTCGGGCTGAGGGATCCTGCACCTTGCACAGCGGGCAGTCATCCGGCCGGAGGCAGACGTAGCTCATCTTCACTCCCCGGGCCACCCAGTCGGCCCAGTGCTGAAGGAAGCTGGCGTAGGGGGCATCCTCCAGGAACAAAATTAATTGCTCCTGGTCTTGTACCTTGTACATCTTCGTCCATTTACTGGGCGCCGCCGCCTTGGTGCGGTTGTAGCCACCCCAGCCGGTGGCGACGGTACCGACCTTCAGGTCGTCGTCATCGTCACCAGGACGGGCCGTCGGGTGGGGGTGAGGAGAGCGGAGGGTGGTCGATGGCTCATGCCGTCTGAGAGTCGGCCGGGCCTCTTCTTCGTATTCTTCGGCTGGCCGGGGCCGCCGTATGAGTCGTCTTCCCGTCTGTTGATCTGGCACGTTGGTCCCTTTGCACGTAGGTAGATAGGTAATTGTCAGCAAGATTGGGGTGGATCTCCGACCACCGGGTGGCATTCTCCAGTTCGGCCCGGAGCAGTGTGTCCAGCTGGCGGCTGAGGATCAGCTGCATGTGGTTCATGGTCGTGTCCAGGTCAGCCGGTCTCTTGTCGAGATCCTCGTCGCTGATCTCGGCGCCCACCTCTACCTGGACGGTCTCGTAGTCGCGGATCCGCACCAGGATCCGGAGGTGCTTCTCAAGCTTCATGTCCATTCCCTCCAGCTGGCGATGACCCGTTCGGTGAATCTGGTGTTGGTCATTAATGGTGGGATCTCGTCAAGCAGTCCCTCCTCCTCCGCTATTTTCTGCATGCCTTCGATCTGCTTGCGGTTCCACAGCCGCAGTCCGGCGTCGCCGCGGGTTCCAGCCCTGCCCCTGGTGACGTACCCGGCCTTGGGGATCCAGCCCTTGTCGATCCAGCTGCGGATGGTGACCGACCGCCGTCCCAGAGCCTTGGCCAGGGCGCCGATGTAGAACAGTTCCAGGCTCTCACCGGTCGCCGGGTTCGTCCACACCTTCGGGTGGGCGTCCCAACCCTCTTCGGCGCGGATGGCCTTCCTCTCCTGCTTCATGCGAGCCCGCCGCATGTCGCGGGACTCGCGGCGCCGCTGGGTCGAGTGGGGGTAGAACTCGTCCTCCATGCCCTTGAGGTCTTCAAAGCCTCGCAAGAGGTCGCTCACGACACCGGCTTCCCGTTGTCATCCAGGAGGATGAAGCTGAAGCTGACGGTCTCGGGGAACATCATCTTCAACTCGTCTTCGGTGATGTCGCCGTCGTAGAACCCGGCAAAGATAGCGTCGGAGTCGGGGACCACGATGGTCTTGGTCATCTTCTCCCACAGCCCCTTCTTCTGGAGGATCTTCTGTATGACCTCCTCGTTGGCGCTCGGGGTGACGGCCCGCTGGTTCTTCAGCTGGCTGATCTTGCGGTCGCCTACCGGCTCACCCAGGTCGAGGAACAGGGAGCCGGTGGTGGGATCCTTCTGGCCGAACCGCTGCACCAGTTCCTTGAGCTTGCCCTTACCCTCGTTCAGCTTGGACTGGATGAGGGCGCCCTGACGCTTGACCGCGTACCAGGCGTCCACCTGGTCGCGGAGTTGCTCCAGGTCGAGGTCATCAGCAGCTGGCCTGCGTAGCGTCGGCATACCCACCAGGGTAAGCCGGGGGTGTGACCGTTATGAAGCCGGTGTGCGATCCCGGGGGGGCGGCTTCGGCCGATGGTAGGTGCTGACGCAGTAGACGGGGATACCGGCCCAGCTGGCCTGGTTCAGCCAGTCCTGGACGTGCCGGTCATGCTCCAGCCGGTCCATGAAGGCGAATACGATATTCGCCCGGGTCCACGACCGTACTTGCCGGCGAGTCAGGTATTTAAAGTGATCGACCTCATGCTCCAGGCCGGGCATGGTGCCGTTGTCCAGGATGGTCAGTTCCTCATTCCACTGCCGGGCCCAGGTGTTGAGCGACTCCAGCACCAGGCGCGGCATGTAGAGGTCGGTGTCGAGCGGTGTGCCCAGGAAGAGATAGCGCGGCCCCTGCGTAGTCACAGATCGGCCAGGGTAGCGCACGTCAAAGAGGCCCCCCCGAAGGGGAGCCTCTTGATTGACCAGCCTGCCTGGGGGTCATCCTCTGCGCCGCGTGGGCCTTCAGGAATCAAGCGCAGGCGTCAGCTGACCAAAGCCAGTTCCAGGGCTTCCAGAGCCTTGGAGACAGCAATCGTGGGGCCCAGAAGCATGTTCCGAATTAGCTCCTTGACGGGCCCGGCGGGCACGCTCTCAAAGAGCATTTTCAAATGGTACGCACCGTCGGTGGTGCTTTCCAGTGTGGCCTGGTAGGTCTTGATCAGTTTCAACATCCACTGAGTGTCGGACGCATTGGCCAACTCGTCGGCCTCCCGCTTGCGGTCCTGGGCCGCGGCGTGGGCAGCGTTGGCCACGATGGTCAGATTCTTCTTCCGCTGACCGCGCATGGCGACGCCAACCGCATCGATGACCGCACGGTCGACGTAATCCGACTGGTTCCTCCACATGCGCCGGGCCGCGATCAGCTGCTTGGCATTGAGGTTTGACTGGGCGAACGGATCAGCGTCCTCCTCGCCCAGCAGGATCCTCAGAGCCTGCTTGACGTTGTAGTGATCACGCTGGGGGTCGCTGGCGTACAACGCCCTCCTGTGTTCCTCCCAGGACTTATCCGGCACCACCAGGTCGGGGGTGAAGTGCCAACCTACGATCCACCACTCCTTCATCCGGTTGATGGATATCTCCCGGCCCAAAGCGGCCTGATCTACGGCCAGCTGCTGGAGCCGGGTGCGCTGCTCGGTCTTGGCCGCCCGGCTGGTGTCCAGGGGCGTGCAGGGGTGCATCAAGGGAACCAGGGCGTGGTGGCCCAGGCTCCAGGTGGCGCCGCTATCGGGCGGAAGGCCCGTGGTGCTGAGAACACCACGGGCCCCCACTAGCCCTGGGCGATCCGGAAGATCGCCGGTACTCACCCGTTCAGCTTGCCCTTCGGAGCCTTCTCCAGTTCACCGGATGACCAGCTGGCGGGAGTCAAGCTGAGCCCGGCCTGCTGATAGACCGGCGCCAGAACCCCACTCACCTGGGTGGTGGTTGCCTGCAACAGGCCGATGAACATGGCCTGGTCCGCAGGATCAGGGAAGGTGCCCAGGTCCGCCGTGATCTGCTTGGCGAATCTGAGCAGGCTGCCCACGGCGCGCTGGGCCGCCGGATTGGAAACGTAGCTGAGCGCCCGTTCCGGCACGTTGGTGGCAAACCGGACCTGGACTTTCATCGAGGTCTTGGTGCCATCGGGGTTCACCACGATCCGGGTCAGCGCCCCGGTCACGTTCGGCGCCTTGCTCTTCAGGTGCTTCGGTGACTCCACCATCACGGTGTGTGCCGGGAGCTTCCCCGACTTGGCCAGGGCGCCCTTGTTGGTCAGGAGGGGCCAGACCAGATCGGTGAGGAAATCCCACTCGACCGGGAAGTCTGACTTGTCCTCCTCAGACAGTCCCCAGAAGGTGCCGTTGACATCCTCCTGATCGATGCCAAGCTCGGCCACCAGGGGCAGATTGGCATCAGTGACCATCCGGGGCAGCACGATCCCGGCAACGTGGTCGAGCATCCGCTCACCGTTGATCATGATGGGCTGGTCCCCGTTGGCGGGGATGTCCAGCAGACCCCGGCTCTCCAGCACGAACCGCGTCATCTGGGAATCGCGCCAGATGAACCTGGCCGGTGGTGTCGGCAACGGGAATGCCGTGCCCTGGAACTCGGACAGATCCAGTTCCAGGGGTGGGGGTGGGGCTCCGGGCGTCGCCGCCGGAACCTCCTCCTCCACCGTAGTGGGTGTATCGGTCATGCTGTTCTTCTCCTTTACCTTGTCCCCTATGAGCCGTAGCTGGCGGGGTTGTGGTCTGCGTTTGATGACCCAGCCGCAAACTGGGTGACAACACTTATACTCCCATTGTGGGGTGCCGTCAAGGCGTGTGGTCAACCAGGTATCCCGACAGGCTCTGGAGGTCGAGCTTCAGGCGCCCCCGGGCGTCGATGCCCTGGCCGTCGATCACCGCGGCCGCCACCTTCGCCTTCTGCTTCAGCAGGGCATGCTGATACTGCTCGATGCTGTCCTCGACCTGGAGGCTGATCAGGGTGACGGTGCGGAACCGGGAGGACAGCCGGATGATGCGCGCCTGGCGTTGGGCGTAGGCACCAGCGCTCCAGGGCAAGTCATATGAAATGAGGTAGTTAGCCATGGGAAGGTCTAGACCGACACCACCAGCATCAGAACTCAGGAAGAGCCGGGTCTCGGGGTCGACGGCGAACTGAGCCTTGGCGGCGTCGCGGTCCCGCTGGCTGACTCGGCCGGTGAACATCACCGACTTGGTCAGGGTGGCGGTCTCGGCCGCCAGCATGTCGAGGGCGTCTATAAAGAAGGAGAAGAGGACAACCTTGTTCCGGGGGCTGGCCCCCAGGATGTCGATCAGCATCTCCATGGTGGCCCGGAGCTTCGGGGACTCGTCCAGGCCGTCCAGGTGGCCGCCCTCCCATAGCTCCTGGGCGTACTCGGAGCCGCCCCGGCGCCCGTCCCTGATCGCACCGCGGAACCGACCGGCCGAGTTGGCCAGCAGCTGGGGATGATCGCACAGCATCCTGAGGGCCAGCAGCTTGGCCATGATCCGGCCGCGGGCGTCGCCGCTGTCGTCACCGTGGTAGAAGGCGAACACGTTGAAATTCCCGAACGTGTACATCACCTCTTCGATATCGTGCTGGAGGTCGGACACAATGTGCCGGTAGAGCTTGGCCCCCGCCCGGTCGAGTTCTACCGGCACGACCTGTTCGGTCACGGCGGGCAATTGATCGGCTACCTCGTCCCTGGTGTGGCGGATCATGTTGTCCGACAACAGCTTGTGCAACGTCGGCAGGTTCCGGTAGGTGCGGACGCGGCCCCAGTGATCCCGAACGATAAATGCGCGGTCGAAGATGTCCCACCGGCCCAGCGCATCCGGCTTTACCCATTGCATGATGCTGAAGACCTCTTCGGCGCGATTCTCAACGGGCTGGCCGGTCAAGCCCCATTGAAACGTGGCCTTCAGCTGCTTGAGGCGGCGCGACCGCTTGGCCTTGAACCCCTTGGCCCAGGTCACCTCGTCCGCGATGATGAAGTCGCGCGGCAGCTTGGAGATGACCTGCCAGTCCGACAGGAACAGGTCGGGGTTGAAGATCAAGTACTCACCGCGCCCGGCCTTGTAGTCGCTGTAGTAGCTCAGCCGCTCCCGGGGGTCGCCCTCCACCAGGATGACCTTGGCGTCGCCTCCGGTGAACTCCTCCAGCATCTGGCGCCACTGTCGCTTGAGGCTGGCCGGGCAGATGATGAAGCCGCCGCCGATGTCACCCTGGTCGAACAGCTGCTCCGTGGCCGCGATGGACACGACCGTTTTGCCCAGACCCATGTCCATGGCCAGGAGCAGCTGCCGTGCCGCGATCATACGCTCGACGGCGGCAGCCTGGAAGGGGTACAGCTGGCCCTTGAAGCTCACCAGAATCCAGCCAGGATGGCGTCATCGACGGCCTTGGCCACCTGGTCAGCATCGCACTCACCCGGATCCTTCTTCCCCGGGGCGTGGATGTAGTTGAAGACGGTGGTGGGCAAGCGGTGATGCCAGCGCTCGTCCAGGATGGCTCGGGTGGCCTTGATGCCAGCGGTGTCGTTGTCGAGCGCCAGGATCACCGAGTGGAAGTGTTCCACGATCAGGTACATCTGCCGGTCGCTCACGCTGGCGCCGAAGCTGGCCACGGCGGGGAAGCCCAGGCCATGAAGGTAGACCACGTCCAACGGCGACTCGACCAGTAGTACCTGGTGGGTCTCGTCCTGCTCCAGGCGATGGAGCCCGAACAGGGTGCGGCTCTTCTTGATGCCGGGCGGGTGGTTGCGGACGTTCTCCCCCTTGGCCTGGTAGCCCCACAAGTCCCCTACCGGCCCGAAGATAGGTAGTACCCACTCGGCCAGTTCGTAGTTCCAGAGCAGCCCGAAGTGGATGCACGCCTCCAGGGTCAGCTGGCGCCGATCCCGGGCCCGGCGCGGCGGCTCCGAGAAAGCGCGCAGCTGATCCTCGATGTCTGTACTCTCCGGCGGCTGCCAGGTCTCCCAGTTGCTGTCCGAGACCAGATCTACGTCGTGGTCGCGCAGGAGCTTATGGGCCTCCCACACGCCCAGCTGGGTCTGCTCGATGATGAGCCGGACCAGGGAGCCCTTGTACTCGCAGCTGAAGCAATGGTGCTGGCCGGTGCGCCTGTTGATCGACCAGTGCCGCGGCCTCTGCTCCCGCTGGCCGGTCCGGCGCTCATGCTCTGGGCACCGGCCCTGGATCTCGTCCCCCATGGAATGAAGATCCAGGATGCCGATCTGATACAAGAGATCCTCAAGCATTGTTTTCGTCGTCCTCGTCAACGACATCGTCGCGCCCGTAGACCACCTCGTCCATCTCCGTGATGGTGCCGTTGTCCCAGTCGAACCGGAGCCGGATCTCCTTGGTCGATGAGTGGCGCGCCGCGATGATCTTCAGCACCCGCTCCTCCGGGTTGTCGCCCTTCTCGACCCCGAAGATCACGTCGGAGTCCTGGCCGAAGCTGCTGCTGTAGCCCACCGAGTTAAGGCTCAGCTTGCCCTTACGGGCCTTCCAGGTTAGAGCCTGGGTGGTGATCACGATGGGGATATGGGCCCGCTGAGCCAGCCGCTTGAGGCTCCTGGTGATGCTGGTAAGAGCCTGGGCGGACCCTGGCTCCGTGTCGGTTAGTTCGGCGTCCATCATGTAGGCGCCATCCACGAAGACCACGTCGGGCTTGTGCTGGGCCACTTTGGCGGCCAGGCCGGACACTGTGGTGGTGCTGCTGGCGTCGTGGACGAAGACCATGGGCGCCATGTCCTGCATGGCATGCATCGTCTTCCGCAGTCGTGACCACTCCTGGCCGGTCAGCTTGCCGTTGGCCAGTCGGTTGTAACTGACCCCGGCGCGGAAGGCACTGTGGCGCATGGCCTGCTCCTCGTTGCTCATCTCAAAGGTGACGAAGAGGGTCTTCCGTCGAGCGTTATGGGCGGCGATGGCCATACACAGCAGGATCATGGACTTGCCGTCCTTGGGCAGCCCCACCAGGGACACCAGCTGCTCCGGCTGGAGTCCGGCGGTAGCCAGATCCATGCTGGGGAACCCGGTGGTGATGCCACGGAGCCCGTGGTCGCTGGTCAAGGTCTTGCAGTAGGCCAACCATGCCTCCGTGGTCTGGGTGAAGTCGGTGTCGGACAAGTCCGAGACCTCCGTGTGGGCGGTCTCGACCCCGTGCGCCATGATCCGCAGGACCGTGGCCGCGTCACCTTGCTTGAGGGGATCCTTGACCTGGTCGAGCATCTCTGCCACCAGGGAGTAACGGTGCCGGGCCCGTAGCTCCTGGAGATACCAGGACATGGGCTCCGGCGTTTCGATCAGGTCATAGGCCGGGAACAGGTGGTGTAGGACAGCCTCTGTGGGGCTGGCGTTGTGTTCGGACCAGTAGTCCAGCATGGCGTTGAAGACATGCACGTTGTCCAGGTCTGAGAAGTAGCTGGCCGTGATCCTGGCGTCCAGTAGTGACCGGAAATCACTGGTCTCTACCGCTTTACAGAGGGCGGCCCATTCGATATCCATCAGCTGACCGTGATGGGTTGGTCGGGATCGAGGTAGTACCCGCGCGGCCCGTAGCTCCAGCGTTGCTCCTCGACGCCGTAGTACACCCGGTCGACATCCGGCATCTGGGGCAGCATGCGGCCCAGGTCAGACGGGGTCTCGCTGTAGACGTAGCGGACTGGTAGGTTGCGCCGCTCTATCCATCTGGCTACGGCCAGGGCGAAGTTCGGGCCCCGGGTGGTGAGGCACACGTCCAGGCGCATGTCGGTGCGCTGGAAGAGTGACCACATGAGGGCGACGGTGCGCTCCTGGATCTCCCAGTAGCCCACGGCGGCGTCCCAGAGCGCCATGCGACGTTTGATGTCCTCCAGCAGCCGGATCGTCCTGCTGTCGGGCAGGATGGCTATCGTGCCCTCCCAGATAAAGATGATCCGGCGCGGGCTGAAGATGCCTAGCTGTCCTTTTTCCACTGTTCGATCTTGTTGTTCATAGCGATCTGGTCCCGGTAGTCGTCACCTACGATCCCGACCATAAAGGAGCATTCGGTCAGCACACTGGTGAGTCCTTCGGTGTAGCGGTTGTCCAGTTCACTGAGGCGTAGGTTGCAGGTCACCAGAGTGGGTAGGCGGCGGTTGTAGCGAAACCGGACCAAGTCGAAGAGTTGCTGACCTGACCAACCGGACTCAGAGGCGTACTCCCGGCCCACGTCGTCCAGGAGCAACCAGTCGGCACCTTGCTTGGGGGAGCGCCCCTGCCCCTGGATATAGCGCAGACGGTCATGCACCTCATCTGCTTGCTCGCAGTATTCCTCGTAGTCCTCTCTCGTCAGGTTGTCGAGCCGCCAGCTGTCCTTGATCAGCTGCACGTAGGCGGACATCTCGATGGACTCCACCCGGTAACCCTTCTCCCGGGCGGCGCTAATCACCACACTGGCCAGCGTGGTCTTGCCCACGCCGATGGGGCCCATGAAGGTAATCCCTTGACCTGCTACACGGTGGAGTTCTAGGTCTTCGATATAGACCCGCACTATCTCCTTGGCGTCATGTTGAGTTTCGTGCGTCGGCTGGTAGTCGTCCAGGGTCTGGCCGCGGTACCTTCTGAACACGCCCTTCATCGTTTCCCCTTTCGTCGGTCCACGCCTGGCGTCCGGCTACGACGTTCCCTCAGCCTGGCGATAATGGTGGTGTAGGTAGCGGTTGACCAGTTCTGCCTCCAATCCTTAAAGCGCTTCTTGCCGGTGGCGATGCGGTGCCGCTCCTGTTCGGTATAACCGGCGAAGATGCCAGCCTCTTCTGGGTGAGCGATGCCGTACCGGGCACACTGCTCAAACACCGGGCACCTACCACAGGCGTACTGACGGATCCAGGCCAGGTCATCGATCTCGTAGCTGAACCAGAGCCCGGGGTGATCCTTACATTTCCTGGAGGGATCCGACATGAAGCTGTTGTCAGCCCGGCCGTAGGCCCACAGGTGAGTGGTTGGAGCGGTCACCGGTCGAACCAGTACTCCAGTGAAGACCTGTCCACTCTGACCTGTCCAGCCCTGTTGGGGGTATACTGTACGCCCTCCGTCTGGGCAGACCTCTCGCCGGAAAACCTGAGGCTCCTTCCGCCTCCGCTGCGCTCCGGCTCAGGAGCAGAAGTGTGCTGGCCACCCCAGTGCCCTGTGGGCACTAGACTATCCTGCCTGCCGAAAAATTTTCTAGTCGAAGTGAGATTTCGGCCTTTGACCAGGGGTGGAGGAGGGCAGGAACAGGAAACCAGGATCTGAAATCCTCCTGTGTCCAGTCCAATGATGGCGTCGTTGTCTATTAATTGCTTTATGAGATCCCGGGCTCTGCCCATGGAGTTGTGGGAGTTATAGACGTAGCGAGCCAAATCGTCCGCGACTTCTGATGGCGTCCAACGCAACACTCCCTTCCGTGTGGCCTTCCGGCTCATGCGGCTCAAAGCGCGGTGGAGCGATGTTTGTTCAAGCTCACGACAGTTCTCCATGAGCGCCGCCCTCCTTGATTGTTGACGGTGTTACGTCCCGGTCCCTGCCGGGAGGTGGTTCGGGTGTACTACCGCCAGTCGACCGCGTCAAGCTGATGCGGGAAGTTGTCGGAGATCCCCAGGTTGTCCCCAGTCAGGGGTGGTCGCGGTGGACAAAGCCTTGGTGCATAGGCTTTTTTCGTGACCTATGTGGACGATCCGCGCCTGGACGAGCCTGAGTCTGATGGTGAGGAGGAGGGGGCTGAGCTTTCCGATGAGCTACAGGATCTGGCCCCTGCTGTCCTCGACCCAGGTGACCAGCAGTTTGTAGATCGCCTGGTAGATAAAATCTGGCAGTTCACCCTGGAATTCAGCGGCGTCGCCATGTTTCCGTACCAGGCTGCTCTCGGTCGACGCATCATTGAGTCGGTGGTAGGTAGCGACGGCTCCACCATCACCGGAGAGTTCTCCCGCCAGTCGGGCAAGACGGAGGTGGTGGCCAACGTGGCCGCCAGCCTCATGATCCTGCTGCCCAGGTTGGCCGCCATGTTCCCAGAGTTCGGGCCCCTCCAGAAGTATCTCCGCGGCGTCATGGTGGGATGCTTCGCTCCAGTTGAACAGCAGGTAGAGACCCTGTTCGGCCGGGTGGTCGACCGGCTCACCAGCGACCGGGCCCTGGAGCTACTGGAGGATCCGGACATCGATGACGAGGTCCGTCCCGGCTCCCGTAAGGTCCGCCTGAAGAAGTGCCAGAGCTTCTGCGCCATGCAGACCGCCAACCCCCGGGCCAAGATCGAGTCGAAGAGCTACCACATCATCTTCATCGATGAGTCCCAGAGTGTGGACGAATATACTCTGAACAAGAGCATCGGACCCATGGGCGCCTTCTATTTAGCAACCATGGTCATGACCGGCACCCCCGATGTGACCAAGGGCGTGTTCTACAAGACCATCCAGCACAACAAGAGGATGGAGCTACGCCGGGGCGGCCGGAAGAACCACTTCCACTTCGACTGGAAGTACTGCGCCCGGTACAACCGTAACTATGCGGCTTATATTCGGGGTGAGGCTCTACGGATTGGTGAGGACTCTGACGAGTTCCGGCTCAACTACAAGCTGGAGTGGCTGCTGGAGCGGGGCATGCTCATCACCGAGTCCCGGTTGGATGAGCTTGGTGACCCCAGCATGCCCATCGTCCAGAGCTACTGGAAGAGCCCGCTCATCGCCGGGATCGACTTCGCCCGCAAGATGGACTCGACCGTCGCCACCGTGGTGTGGGTGGATTGGGACCGGCCCGATGAGTTAGGGCTGTACGACCATCGTATTTTGGGATGGCTGGAGATGCATGGGGAAGAATGGGAGACCCAGTACTGGCGACTTGTGGACTGGTTCTCCAATTACTCCGTGATGGCTATCGGCGTCGACGCGCAAGGCGTGGGTGACGTAGCAGCTGACCGGCTGAAGCGACTGCTTCCGAACATCCAGGTGGAACCACTGTCGTCGCAGATCGCGGATCAGTCCATGCGGTGGAAGCACCTTCAGCAGCTGCTACAACGTGGCCTGCTGTCCTGGCCCGCCCACCCAAAGGCCAAGAAGACCAAGAACTGGCGCCGGTTCCGCCAGCAGATGATCGACGTGGAGAAGAGCTACAAGGGCGCCCACATGATGGTGGAGGCCCCCAACGAGGCCGGGGTCCACGACGACTACGTCGACAGCCTGGCCTGCGCCACCATCATGAGCCGGACGTTGATGGTGCCGGAGGTCGAGATCATGACCACTCCGTGGTCGCCGTCACCTCGACACGGAGAACGGGTCCGCCGCCCCCGGGCTAGGGCCGGAGTAAGCCTGGGCTAGTACGGCAGCCAGGTTCTTCTGAATCTCGTCCTTGCTGTTGCCACCCAGCTTGTCGCCCTGGGCGATATACCGATCAGCTGGGCCCCGCCGTCGTTTCATCGGCACGGTACCGGTCGCACGCTGCATGGCGCTCAGCTGAGCCCGCTCCTGGGACGCCATGGCTCAAGCGTAACCGATAGCAACTACATGGTGCCCTATCGCCGGGTGGCCGCGGTGTGAACCGGAGGCGTCACTAGCGTTCATGGAAACACCATAGAAGGAGCGCGTGCCGTATGAGCATTGCCCCCGACCCAGGATTCCCAGAGCGCGGCATGTACCGCTACGAGGAGACCATGGCCCCGGCGCGGCCGGGAGGTCGTGGCCCGCTCCGCTTTGAGGAAGGTTTGGCCACCGACACTGATGTCCCCGACGACTTCACCAGGGGGATGTTGGAGCCGATGATCCCTGCCCCGGGGAGGCTGAACCACGTCAACCCAGCCATACAGTTCAAGATGCCGGAGGAGACCATCCAGGAGCGGGTCCACGTCGGCTCCGCGGCCTGGGTCGACGCCCCCACCATGTTGGGGGAATTTGCTCATGGGAGCTTCACGGATCAAGCCGAAGTCCGCTACGAAGAGGTGGTCCGCAACGGTCGCAACCAGAAGCGTCGGGCTCCTGAGGTCGTCACCGACTGATGCCGCGGCGGGCGTCCGGCCTGGAGGTGCCGCCCAGCGCTGGGCGGGCCATCGTAACGGCGCGCCCTAACCTATGGATCCCGCCGCCGCCGGAGGAGGCGCCGGTACGCACTGCGTCGGGTGGCGTGAGCCATGCGGGCTGGTCGGAGCGCTACCCGAAGTGGGACTTGTCCCAGGAGGAGCAGCGCCAAGCTGCCGTCCAAAACCTGACCACCTTTCATGACGTACTCCGGCGCCATGCTCCTGAGAGCTTGGAAGAGGGGCGTCGCTGGCACGAAGAGGCCCACCTGGGCGCCAGCGCAGCCATCCGCGGTAGCCGGAAGATCCGCAGTACCAGTCGCCGGAGCGCCCATGAGGCCGCCTCTGGGACGCTGGCCATCCTCAGCCCGGCCATGGACTGGAAGGCGGGCAACGTCCCGGCCCTGCACGCTGCCCTGCAACTCAGGCCCGAACACTGGAAGACAATTGAGCGGGCCCACAAGGCGGGGGGTGGTCGCTCAGCTGAGGTCACCGCTATCACCAAGGGCAGCCCTCTCGACCAGGCCACCACCAGTGCGCTCTACAAGACGCACCAGATCCTGCATGGGGGTGCCCATCCCCTGGACGTGATCAGTGCCCAGACCTCACCCAAGGAGTGGCACTTCTATCACGACCTGGAGTTCCCCACCGAGTCGCACGGGGAAGGCGCCACCATCGACTACCGGGCCCACGACGTGGCCATCAACCGGATGTACCCGCCTCGCTACGGCCGGGGCCTGGAGGCAGGGTTCACCAAGACCGGTAGGACCGCTACCCGGTACCAGCACTTCGCCCGCGCTTACCAGACGGCGAGCGAGGCGAAGGACTTTGAGCATCCGAAGCACTTCCAGGCTGCGACTTGGCTGGGCGGTAAATACGTAGAGACCCTGCCCCCGAAGAAGGGCGGGGGCCAGCGGAAGGTTGGCGTCCCTCGCCGGAGCCAGCCTTACTTCTTGTCGCCCGGCGAGGAGGGGTATGAGCGTTGGGGTCATGCTGGATAGCCAGCGTGTAGCCCTGTTCGTGCGCCGCCTCCTGGAGGGTCGCCCAGAGCCGGTCTCCCATCTTGATGGTCTCGGCCATCTCGCTGGGATCGCTGAAGCCATGCCGCCGGTCCAGGTAGTCCCAGAGCAGGGCGAAGTACTCGTCCGACAACTCGATACCCATAGCACCCATCGTACCGTAAATGGCTGCTCCATGGGCGGGTTCGCCCCACCACCCCGTATTTTCTGTCGGAGGCACCATGGCTGACAAGCCGTACATCCAGAACGTGCCGGTCCCGTACATGGACGTGCAGACTCTCTGGAACGACCGCCGCGACCCCCACGCCAGTCCCCTGAGCAGTGCGCCGCGGCGGGAGTCGGCGCGCACGGCGCCCGGCAACCTGCACCGCATGGTTGACGAGATCTACACGGGCGTCCCTAACCCGGGTGGCAAGCCTGCCGGGAGCGAGAGGTAATGGGGACTGACGCCAACCCCATGGCTGTGTCCCAGCTGCATCGATTCCGGCCCCGGTACGCAGCCAAGGCCGCCGGTACGCCTCAGCAGCGCTATCAGAACTCGGTTGTCGTCCAGTTCCAGTCGACGGCTAAAAAGCGGCGCCTGCCGAAGACTCAGCAGCAGCTGGAGCAAGAGCGACGGGCGCAGCGACGCTGATGGCGGGTGAGAGGTTCTTCGGCCGCGCCGCCCATGACGGCAAGTACATCACCGGGGTGGAGCGTCATCCGCCTTCCGATATCGAAGGCACGTCCGGGTCTCGCGGCCCAGCTGAAGTCGCCTTTCACCCTGAGTTCGTCCACCCCAGTGTCTGGCGCTCCCAGGTCTACTGGGACCGGCGAGAGGAGGGACGGCGCCCGAACCCCACCTGGGTCCGTCCGTTCCAGCAGTCCGAGCATATGCGGGAGTTCCCCCCGGGATCCGAAGAAACGGGGATGCGAGGTGGGAAGCCGGAGCAGAAGTCGGACATTTTTGAGCCCCTAGCTCACCGCTTCCCGGGAGAAATGAACAAGCTGTACATGCCCTTCCAGCCTGGTATCGACCCACTGCCACCCAACCCACCCATGTACCAGTAAATGGCCATACAGTTCCAGTCCCCCAGCTATCGGGCAGCTAGTTCCGACCTCACCATCCAGATCTCTCCCCTGGGTCTGGTGGAGCTTGCCGACGAAGAATTTGAGGTTCACGGTCCCCGGTTGAACCGGTACGCCATGAACTGGGCCTTCTACCTGGGATACCACTGGGCCCAGCGACCGGACCTGGGCGAGCCCCAGCTGACCTTTAACTATGTGCGCGCCCTGTCGGACTTCACCACCAACTTCGTCTTCGGTAAGGGCATCGGGTTCCGCACTCCGGACGCCACCGGAGCGATAATACCGACGCGGCTCCAACGTATCTGGGAGAAGGACAACAGCAAGGACTCCCTCATCTGGGAGGCCGGGTCCATGGGGTCAGTGTCAGGTGACTGCTTTGTCAAGGTGGCTTACGAGGAGCCGTGGGAGGATCCCTCCGGCATGCCTCACCCCGGACGTGTCCGTATCCTGCCCCTGAATGCTGCGTTCTGTTTCCCTGAGTGGCATCCCCATGACCGCAAGCGGCTGATCCGCTTCAAGCTGAAGTACCGCTTCTGGGGCACGACCCAGGAGGGAACAAGGCAGGTATTCACCTACACTGAGTTGTTGACCGAGAACTTCATCGAGGAGTACGTCAACGACGAGTTGATCGACCAGCGTGAGAACCCGCTGGGGGAGATCCCCGTCGTTCACATCTCCAACCTGCCCATCGCTGGCTCTCCCTGGGGGATGCCCGACATACAGGACATCACAGTCCTCAATCGGGAACTGAATGAGAAGGCCACGGATATCAGCGACATCATCAATTATCATGCTGCGCCGGTCACGGTGATCACGGGCGCGCGTGCCTCCAACCTGGAGAAGGGCACCCACCAGACCTGGTCGATCCCCAACAAGGAGGCCAAGGTCACCAACCTGCTCTTCGATCCCCAGGGCATCGAGATGTCGCTTAAGTTCCTGGAGTTCGTCAAGCAGGCCATGCACGAAATGACCGGGGTTCCTAAAAGTAGTTTAGGCGACGAGCAGCCGATTTCTAACACCAGTGGCGTGGCCCTGGCCATTCAGTACCAGCCGTTGATGAACCGGTTCAAGCTCAAGGCCACCCAGTACGGGGAGGGCTTCGCGGAGGTCAACCGGCTGGCCCTCAAGACCCTGTTCATGAAGGAGCCCGAGACTCTGGTGTACAACCCAGAGTTTGATCCGCCCCTCCAGGATGACCAGCTGCCGATGTTGGATCCGATGGATCCGATCACCTACGAGTCGACAGTTCACTTCCAGCCGCCCCTGCCGGTCGACCAGCTGGTGAAGCTGAACGAGCTACAGGTGAAGATGGCCCTGGGCCTGGAGTCGAAGAAGGGGGCCCTGCGTGAACTGGGCGAGGAGCAGCCGGACGAGAAGCTGAGCGAACTCTTCCACGAACTGATTGATGATGCCGAGCAGCAAGCTGCTCTGGACTTACTGCGGTCCCAGATCGCTGGCTTCACCGTGATGCAGACCGGCATGGTGCCACCAGAGGGACCACAGCCCATGCCCCCGCCCCCGGCTAACGGGAACGGGAACGGCAAGTCCAAGAGCGGCGGTAGCTCCGGAGGAGTGAAGTCAGCTGGTGGGCCTAACGTCAACGTGGCCCCCGGATCCAAGCCGCCCCCTGGTGTCCTGCCTGGTCTCGACCTCACCAGTTCGGCGGATGTCAAGAAGATGTTCGACCGAGTGGTGGCTCTGAGCCACGGCACCGTGTTGCCACAACGACGTAAACCTGAGGAGGATGAACCTTGACCGTTACCGAGCCTGATCCGACACCGGACCCCGGGTCTCAGCCGTCGGATTCTGGTGACCCCAACAGCATCACCATTCCGGCGCCACCGGAAGCCCCCACGCCCCCGCCACGGACCCAGCGCGGCTCCGATCCCCAGTCCTTCACCCAGGAGGACATCGACCGTATCCGCCAGGAGGAGCGGGCCCGTGTGGCTGCTGAGCAGCAGCGCGCCGACGCCCTGGACGCGGAGTTAGCCAAGTACCGCCAGTCCGATGAGGAGCGGCAGAAGGCTGAGGTCAAGGCTCAGCGGGATGCGGAGCGGGCCCAGAAGAAGAAGGAAGAGGAGGAGATGGAACTGCGGGATCTCATGACCCGCAGGGACGCGGAGTGGGAAGAGAAGCTCAACGCCGAGCGGGCAGAGCGGGAAAAGGCTCTGGCCATCCTGGAGCAGGAGCGGCGCCACGCCCACCTTCAGACCTATCTGGCTGGTCGCATGGCCAGTGAGGCCGAAGAGATCATGCCCGAGCTACGGGACATGGTCAGCGGTAACTCTGAGCAGGAAATCGATGCATCCATCGAGTTGGCCAAGAACAAGTCCCAGGCAATTATGGGTCAGTTCAACATGAACATGCAGCAACAGCGGGCCCAGGGTCGCACAGCCAGTGTGACCTCGCCGCCCGTTGGCCCCCCGGAGATGGCCGGGGGTACGACGCGGTCCTACAACGCTGATGACCTCAAGGCTCTAACTGCTGAGGAATACGCTGCTATTCGTGAGGATCTGCACCGGGCTGCTTCGGCGCAATATCGCAACAGGTAGTACCCCAAACCCAATGGAAGGCCGGAAATAGGCCCAAACACTAGGAGGTAGGCAATGCCTTCCGCGATTACCGGCACTCCACTCTTGAGCGCCAGCCCAACCGGGTACCCCGGTACCAACTCACAGCTGTCACCCGCCATTCAGGTCATCTGGTCGAAAGAAATTTTGTTCCAGAGCATGCCCGTGCTGAGGTTTGAACAGTTCGCGGTCAAGAAGACCGAGTTGGGCATCCAGCCCGGACTGCAAATCAACTTCATGCGGTACAACAACCTGGGTGACGCTACGCAGCTGGTCGAGGGTGTCCGCATGCAGACCGCTGCTCTCACGGCCAGCCAGTACGCCATCACGGTGGCTGAGCAGGGCTTCGCCGTGGCTGTGAGCGAGCTACTGCTCAACTCGTCCTTCGATGACGTGATGGCCTCATCCTCGCGACTCCTGGGCCGCAACATGGCCAAGTACCTGGACGGGTCCGCCCGCAACACCTTGATGAACGCGTCGTCACTGCTCTTCGGCTATGCCCTGCCGACTGGCACCATCACCCCGATCTCGCCTTACGACCAGGGCGTGGTGGCCACCAGCGACGCCGGGCTGACTGGCACCCAGTACATGAGCGTGAACGTCACCAAGGACGCCGTCGAGACATTGGCCACCAAGAACGTGCCTCGCATTGGTGAGACCTACGTGGCGTTCATTGACCCTCACCAGTCCCGTAGATTGCGCGATAATCCCGAATTTATCGAGATTACTAAATATGCAGCAGCAGGCAACTTTATGCTAGGCGAAATCGGGCGCCTGAATGACACCGTGTACATCGAGACAACCCAGATCGTTCAGGCTCCCTACCAGGGCACGCCTGGCAACCCGGTCATCCACACGGCTATCTATCTTGGCGACAATGCCTTCGGACACGCCATCTCTTTGCCGGTTGAATTGAGGGATGGTGGCGTGCTGGACTTCGGTCGTGAACACGCTCTCTGCTGGTATGCGATTTGGGGCTTCGGACTGATCACAGATCAGGCTGTAGTCCTGGCCCACACCAACTAAATCTGGGGGGGATGTCGAAATCTCTTGGCAGTTCGGCATCCTCCCCCTCCAAATGCCAAGAGGAGAAGCAATGCCGCGACCCACATCACAAAGAGGTGACTTCACTGGCCAGGAGCGCGAGCGGCTGGCCCGCGAGAAGGCGGACGAACTGGTCGAGCGCCAGAAGGAGATCGGCCTGGTGAACCAGGTGGACATCGTGGTGGAGGAGGAGGGCGTCTTCGACCCGAGCAGCGGGGCCCTCCTGGAGGTGTCAGACCAGGGTAGGCAGCGTATCGGCCAGATCAACGAGCCGGTGATGGTGGACGAGGATGAGATCTTCGACCCCTCCCAGCCCCAGCCGCCCAAGCCGCCGCCACCCACCCAGGTCACCGAGACCCAGCAGGTTCCCAAGCTGACACGTCCCAATGCCCTCCAGGTGGAAGACCTGGGTGCCGAACCCATGGTGGTCGACCAGGAGTGGCGGGTGATCCGGGTCAACACCGACATCGAGCAGATGACCTACGGGGCCGGGAATGACCTGACCTTCCTGCGAGGGCGCCGCTATAGGGTGCCCCGAGATCTATACGACTGGCTGGAGAGCAGAGGGGTGGTGTACCACTGATGACGGACGTAGAGCGAGTGGAACGAACGTGTGCGACGTGCGGGGTGACTGATTCGCATGCCCACCACGTTCAGTACGTGGCCTTTAACCATCCGGTTAGCGGCATGGGTGTGGACTTGTCCGTGAGCAAGCATGTGCAGTGCTGTGCCGACGACGGTGATCCTATTTGTCAGAGCGCCATGAAGTTTGCCCGTGATGCTCTGGACGATTACAGCCCCTCAGACCGGTTCAACGAGTTCATACAGAACCCGCCTCGCGAATACCTACAGGAACTGTTTGAGGTTCACGGCATCACTTCCCCAGAGTTTGATTATCCGAAGATGGAGGGAGAGAGTGGCTAACCTGGTCACGACTGAAGCAAATAACCTTCTGAACGCATCGTCTGGACAGGCTGCCTTCACTGCTGTGTCTGGAGGGGTGGGTACTCAGCTGGTGGCCTTGACGACAACCGCTACCGCCAGCACTGCGACAGCGGCGGGCAGCGAAGTCACGGGCGGCAGCTATGCCCGCAAGACCATTACCTTCGCGGCTGCCTCCGCTGGTTCGATCTCGTCAAACATTGCCCTGACGTACACGTCGATGCCTGCCTGTACCGTCGGGGGTGTGGACGAGTATGACGCCAATGGAACCACTCGTCGTTGGTTCGGGCTGTTGTCAGCGTCGAAGACTGTCAACGCGGGTGACACTTTCAGTATTGCTTCGGGGTCGTACACCAAGACGCTGTCGTAAGGGGCGGGCGTGGCCTACGCCCTCGTCGGAACCATCGGTGCGGTATCGCAGGGGGCTGCATCCGCAGCTGTAACCGCGGCCTGGGGTACCAGCGAGAACCGCACTGCTAACAATCTGCTGACCTGTTCGGTATCGGGCACAGGCATCGCCACGCTGCCCACCACGCCCGCAGGCTGGTCGATAGGGGTCCAACGGGCTGGTACCAGCTGTAGCGTCACCGTCTACTACAAGGTGGCTGCTGGAGCGGACGCCGCCCCGACCATTGCTGCTGTTACCAGCGCGGTGTGGGCGGTACAACTGGCCGAGTACTCCGGTGGTGCGGCCAGTCCGGCGGACCAGTCGGGTGGTAACAGCGCCACCACCAGCCCGCTGGTGGCAACCTGTGGTGCTGCGGATGCCGGAGCCGGGGACTTGGTCATTGGTTGCCAGGCTCTCCTCAACTCAGCGGCTCGTACCAACGCCACCTGGTCCCCGGCCTTCAACAACGGGGCCACAGCCACCAGCAACGTCAACAACGCCGCCACCTCCACCGCTAACCACTACGGGTTCGTCTACGGCACTACCACTGGTAACGCTGCCGCCGACACCCATACCCTGACCTTCACCACCACCAGCGTCACTGGCTGCGCGGTGGCCATGGCCAGCTTCAAGCTGACGCCTGTGCAGGCCGGTACGGCGACGCTGTCAGCTACAGCTGGTATGACGGTCGCTGGTACGAGCCCTCGTCCCTACCTGGTGGCTCAGGGCCCGATCAATCAGGGTACGGGGACACTCGCTCCGACCTTCGGGCAGCCCACCACCGCAGGCAACCTGCTGGTGTGCCTGATCTCTGAAAACGCCAACTCGCCCATTGTCACCAACCCCAATGGTGCCTGGGTGCTGGCAGGTAGACAGGCTCAGAACTACGGCATCATCTACTACCGGCCGAACTGTCTGGCCAGTGAGTCGCCGCCCACCTTCACTGATGGTTCATGTGGTGGCCAGGGCACAGCCATATTGCTGGAGTTCGGGAACGTAGCTACCAGTAGTCCTCTTGACTTGACTACTAACACTCAAGGCTCATCAAACCCCTACACCCTTACCCAGGGGGCTCCTAGCGCAGCCCCAGGTGAGCTTCTAATAGCTGTCGCTGGTGCTAGTGCTTCCGAAGCCTCAGGCAGCCTTACGTTCAACAACGCCACGGCTGTCAACATCGCCAGCAATACGGCTCACGTAGTGAACTACCAGATGGTCTACGGCATTGGCACCACTAACGCCACCGCAGACTCGACCACGGTCACCTACTCCGCTACCCCTGGGGTGTATGGAGCCGTTTTCGTTTCGTTCAAAGGGACCGGCCCGTCCACAATTGTAGGTGCAGTTGCACTACACGCTACTGCTGGGATGACGGCGATTGCCACGACGGTGTCCGGCTCAGCATCGTTCAGCACTCTGGCGGATGACTTCAACTCCGGATCAATCAACAGCACCACCTGGACGAACGGATCACCTAGCCAGATCAGCGTGGTGGCTGGGCAACTTCAGGTAGCCACTGTGACGGCGGCGCAAGAGAACCAGTTATATACGAACAGTTTCTATGATCTGACATCGTCGTATGTGTCTATGCAGTTGGTCAGTGCTGGTAATACCGCCCTCACCAGTCTGGATATGTACCCGGTCCTGTTGCAGGATTCTGGTGGTACCAATCAGTTGTATTGGTATCAGAACAATGGGTTCCTAGCTGCCTACCAAAATGTGGCGGGTACCTCGACGCAGGTATTCCTCGTCAGCTATAACAGCACGAATCAGCAATGGTTGCGTATCCGTGAGGCGGCGGGCACGACTTACTGGGAGTACTCGGCGGACGGTTCTACCTGGACGGTGGCACACAGCGTAGCCAACCCTATCCCTGTCACATCGTTGCGGCTGATCATGCAGGCTGGGACGTTTAGTACCGCTACATCGGCCTCGACGGTCATTTTTGACAACGTCAATACCACTCCAGCAAGTGGGGCGTTCGTCGGTACTGCTACCGCGAGTATGTCGGTGGCTGCCTCGATCACTGAAGTCTCCTCTGTCGCGCTGGCTGGTACCGCCGGGCTGACCGTCACTCCGACGCCTGTGTTCGGGTCGCTCCAGGACAACTTCGACACCAACGTCATCGACGCGACCAAATGGAACGCCAGCAATACCACTCAGGTCACCGCAGCGAGCCAGCGAATCAACATTGCCAGCACAACCGCGCCAGCGGTGTACTACCTGGCCTCAACTCATTTCTACGAGTTGGAGGGCAGTGGCGTTGTCGTGCAGTGTGGCGTCGGCAGCCAGGCCATCAACAGCTTTGAGACCTACCCCATCCTGATCGAGGTCGACGGGAACAACCAGCTGTACTTCTACGTCCTCCAGGGCTTCATCGCCGCCTACACGGTCATTGGTGGCACCCAAACACAGGTGGCGTCGGTTGCTTACAGCGCCACCAGCCATGCCTGGCTCCAAATCTCGGCTACCCCTACCACTGTCTACTGGTGGACTTCTCCAGATGGGCACACCTGGACGCAGTTCGCCAGCGCTGCGCTGAACGTCATCTTCAACCAGCCGATGCAGTTCTACTTCCAGGCTGGCACCTACAACACAGAGGTGTCGACCACCTCGTCCTGGATCGACAACGTCAACCTACAGCCATCAGCTGTCAACCTCAGTGGTAGTACCGGGATGACTGTGGGGGCCCTGGTCACTGAGGTCGCGAGTGTGACCCTGGCGGGTGGGGCAGCACTGAATGTGTCGGCCCTGGTGACTGAGGTCTCCAGTGTGTCCATGTCCAGTACGACCAGCCTGATCGCTACTAGTTCCACGGCGGCTATCGACTTCGGCACTGTCGTTTTGACCGGGACTGCGGGCATGGTTGTGAGTGCTGCTGTCACCGAAGTCGCCAGTGTATTGGAGTCGGCTAACGCTGGAATGACCGTCACTGGTGTCCAGGTGCAGTTTGGGGCTGTGGCTCTGTCCGGTACGGGCGGCCTCACGGTTGCAGCGTCGGTGACCGAAGTCGCCAGCGTCAGCATGGCTGGTTCAACATCCCTGACGGCGGCCGGTACCAGGACTCAACTCGGCACGGTAGCCCTGGCCGGTACAGCTGGGATGGCTGTCGCCGCATCAGTAACAGAAGTCGCCACCGTCGCGCTGTCCGGCACGGCTTCGTTGGCAGCGACCGGTACCCAAACCCAGTTTGCCACTGTTGCCCTGGCTGGTACTGCGGGCATGACCGTCACCGGTACCTGGGTTCAGGTGGCGGCGGCCAACCTATCGGGCTCGTCTGGCCTGACGGTGTCGGCCTCAGTCATTGAAGTCGCCTCTGTTCCTCTGTCGGCTGCGTCGGGGATGACAGTCACCGGGACCAGGATTGTGCCCGCAGCGGTACCCCTATCCGGCACGGGTGGACTCACAGTCAGTGCCTCCGTTGTCGAGGTCGCGGCGGTAAACCTGTCTGGCTCTGGTGCCATGACCGTGGCGGCGAGTGTTACTGAACTTGCGGCAGTGTCCCTGTCGGGATCCACTGGCCTAGTGGTGGCAGCTGGTGTCACCGAACTGGCCACGGTAGCCATGTCCGGGTCCACCGTTATGACCGTCGCGGCCGGTGGCACCCAGGCTGGCCAGGTAACTCTGGCGGCAACGGCCGGGGCCACGGTGTCCGCTTTGGTCACCGAACTGGCCACAGTAGCCATGTCCGCCCATGGGAGCCTGGCCACCAACGCGTCCTTAGCTATCACCAGCACCGTGGCTATGGCAGCGAGTGCCGCCCAGACCACCACGTCCCTGGTGACTCAGCTGGCATCGGTAACTGAGTCGGGCTCGACCACGCTGACGGTCAGCATGGGGGCGGGTCTGGTGACGGCTACGGTCGGGCTGTCGGCGGCTGCCTCCCTGACTGCGGCGGGCACCGTCATCTATATGCCGTCGGTGGTCTTGGCTGGGACCACGTCCCTGACGGCTACCGGCCTACGAACCGTCCTGGGGATCGTCAACCTTGCGGGTGTCGCCAGCGTGACCGTCGCGGCCACCGCTGCTTCCTTCGCGCTCGTCGGCCTGGCAGGAGCTACCTCGCTGACGGTCTCGATATCAGGAACCGAGACAGCCAGCGTTCTCATGACAGCTGCATCGGCCCTGACCCCGGTTGGAACCATGACCAGGTGGGGCGCATTGGCCTGGGCCGCCAGTGCCAGCATGGTCGTAACTGCGGGCCCTGTTCAGATCGTCGCCCAGGTCACCATGTCCTCCCTGGCGTCCATGGTGGTGGCCGGGTTCTTGCCCCAGACCGTTCAGGGACAAGTCCAGATGGGCGCCACGGCACATCTGGTGGCCGCGGCCGGGGAACAGGAGATCGCCAATGTCACTATGTTGGTCAACGCCGTCTTGCTCGCCAGTGGATTCCTGCCCCAGACGATTCAGGGTCAGGTGGCCATGGCAGCCCTCACCAACCTGGTCGCGACCGGACTGATCAACCCGGTTATCTTCCTCCATATGAGCGCATCGACATCCCTCACGACTACGGCCCATGTGCTGGAGGTGTCGCAGTCGGTCCTCACGGCCAGAGCATCCATGACTGTCTACGCCACGACGGCTGCACCAGTCCGAGTGGATATGTATGCCAACACGGCGATGACGGTGACAGCTGTTGTCGAAACGCCAGCTGGAGTCCCTGAGATGCCCTCCCTGGAGGATCAGATCATCGGCGTGGCGGGAGAGGATCCCATCCTGATGGGAGCGTCTGGCTACTTGAATGAGCTATTTACTTCTCGGCTGCTGAGTGATTCGGAGTAGCTCAGCCGATCACACAAGCCCAGATGTTGTTCTGCCCACCCTTGCCGTTGAGGGTGATCTCTTGCAGCTTTGACCCCGCAGGACAGGTGAACGTGCCTGCTGGCCCTATTGGCCCCCTGGCCCCGGTGGCCCCGGTGGCTCCCGTCGCTCCCGTCGCGCCCACGGGCCCCGATGATCCGGTCGCACCCGTCTTCCCCGTAGCTCCCGCCGCTCCTGCGGGACCGGGAGGCCCAGCAATCCCAGCAGCACCGTTGTTTCCAGCCGTGCCAGCTGCACCTGGTTGACCCTGCGCTCCGGTTGACCCGGCAGATCCCGTTGATCCGGTCGATCCTGCTGCACCTGTCCCCCCTGACCCTGAGCTACTAGCGGTGTTGGCGCCGTTCCTCCCGGCTGGTCCGATTGGCCCCTGGATTCCCGGCGGTCCCTGTGGGCCCGGCAAGCCTGTACTCCCAGGAGGACCGGTAGAACCTGGCGGTCCTACTATCGTAGACGCAGGCGCAGCGGGGTTCGCCTGAACCAGTGCTATGGCACAGATGATGAACAGCAATCCTGAGATGACGAGTAACGCCGCTCCGTTACTGAAGATCCTTCGGATCAGTTTCATCCTCTTCACCCCCATTCAGCTTCGGAGGCTTGATCCCATGTTCCGCTAAGTCAAGCAAAAGCTCGTAGTTGTGTCGTTCGGCCTCGATACGCAACCGGCGTTCATCGGCCAGCATGAGGTTGACGGTATCGAGATCCGTCTTGGCCGCCTTGCGCTCCTTGCTGCGAACTGTCCTGATCGCCAGCAGGATTCCCCCGATGGCTGTGATGACTCCAGCTATTCCCGCGATGAGGGCGATGAGATCGGTAACGCTCATTCATCTTGCTTGGCTCTCCTCGACACAGCGAGGAGCATGGTCTCGACAGGGATGATGCCAATCAGGATCAGCCCAGTGATGATGTAGGCGATGTTCTTGCTCGTAGCAGTGACTGAGTAGGTGATGAGCCACACCCCCAGGATGAAAATGGCTATCTGTCTGAGGTAGACCAGCCACCGGGGAACCTCAACTGTGTTGTTGCTACTGAGGTGTTCTGCCAGACGTTCAAGGGTACCGACCGGCTTGGGCGTAGGTTCCCGGCCTGGTACGGAGGACATCAGGTCACAGGCGCGTTCCAGGCGGCAGCCCAGGTTTCCGGACCCACCACCCCGTCCACTCCTAGCCCCTTCTCTTGCTGGAACTGCGTGCAGACCCGCTCGCTCTCTCCCCCGTACATATCATCGACACCGATGGCCCAACCTCTAGCCGCCATCTGCTGCTGCCATTGTCTGGTGCCGTGGCCCTGCGTGAAGTTGACCAGCAGCGTGCCGGGGAAGGGCGGGGCAGCCCCTGTAGCGGGTGGTGGCGTAGGACTGGGGGCGACGGGCGCCCCACCACTGGCTATGGAGAGGACGTGATCCATGGGGAAGCCGGACCCGCAGTCAACGTGGCCCCCACCCCAGCTGCCCAGGTCGATGTGCTGGCACACGCCTCGTCCGCTGCCCTGAGCCTGGCTGGCACTGAGCCTGACGATAGGAATCCCGAAGGCGGCGGCTTCTTCTTTGACCCACTGAGCGATGTTGTTCAGCATGTTGGTGTGGTTGTTCATCCACTCAGCTGTCGACCAGGCTGCGAATCCACAAGCCTCAATTTGACAGGCCACTGGGTTCGCATTTGAGGCCGTCCAAGCTTTATTGCCCCGCTTGACGTACTCACCCACCGTGTTGACCTTGTCGTCCGCGCCCGTATGGCTGGATACCCCGCTGGACGAAGAGGCAAAAAAGTTGCCCAACGACTCGATGGTTCTTGATCCCTCAGCAGTATGCAGCACCAGGAGCCTGACGCCTGAGCCGCCCCGGCTGGAGTAGTTGGGGCTGGGGATCCAGACACGATTGAGGGCCATCAGCTGGCCTCATCCTGGTCAAAGGGACGGCCTCTACGCCGCTCTGCCTCGACACGACGGGGATCGTCGCGCTCCAGCCAACGCCCATCCTCGTCGTCGTCCAGGGGGCCCCGGTGGAGATCTACCGGCTCTCTGTCGGGTTCCCTCATGGGCTCTACATCGGTGTCGGGATCGAATTCGAGATCTCCTGTAGCCATGCGTGGCTCCTTAGCCTTGTCCAGCGAAATCGATGTCGAGGAACGTGCTGATGCTCCCGGTAGTAATAACCAGGGCGTTGTTGGATTGAGTGACGATCCGGAAGGTATCCCCCACGTTCAGGTAAACCCGGTCGGTCAGGAATCCACTCTGCTGTTCTGCTGCTTGTCTGGCAGCTGTCACATCCGAACGATTTGCCACCGTGGTTCCGTTTACCTGGAAGTTGATGATGCAATAGTCGTTGTTCGCCTGAGCGGTGTACTTGATGACCGTTGTTACCAGAAAGAGGGCCGCGACGGGGGAGGTGAAGACACCAGTAGTGGTGTTGTAGAGCGAATAGGGGTCACGGCTTGCGCTGTCGTAGGTCAGCAGGGTGGGTGTCGTACTGAGGTTGGTGGCGATATTGAGGTAGACCCGAGAGTGCAGCACATCGCGAGCCCGGTACCAGTTGCCGTTGCGGACGCCGTTTGCGGCAATCCAGATGTCGCCCATCACGTCGGTGAAGGTCTGGATGCCGCTGCCGGACGTGACCGGTGCAGGCATGGCCGCCACGGTGGCAGCCTGCGTTAGCAGGAAGTGCCGGGTGGACACGTCCTGGGCGCTGACCGGGTCAGGGACGTTGACAGGCTTGGTGCTGGCCCCGTAGTCGGTGTTGACGTAGCTCCTGGTTGGCATCAGGCGCCGATGATGACGACTCGTAGAGCGTTCGGAGCATTGGTGTCCACGCTGATTCCCACCGTGTTGGGCGACGGGATGGTGACGCCTACCGCCACACTCTGGAGGGTCACCGTGTCCCAGACTTGGACGATGACATCGGTGGTGCCCATGTTGTGGGTGACGGTGTAAGGCGAGCCCGCAGCTGTCACAGCTGAGAGGGTGGAGGCCACCACGACGGCCAAGCCCTTGTCCACAGCGGGAGCCAGAGGGCTGCTGGCCAGGCCACCCAGGCTCATGTTGGAGCGAGCCGCCGCTGCGCTGGTGGTACCGGTGCCACCCTGGGCGATGGAGACCACGCCCGCCACGCCAGCGCTGACCAGAACCCAGGTCTGGCCGGTCAGGCCGATGCTGACCGGGTCTGTTGTCTGGATCCAGGCAGTGTTGCCGTTGGTGGTCCCGTTCTTGATGTAGATGCCAGTGCCGCCGCTCAGTTCGGGATCGGCGTTGGCGTCCGGAGAGCGCGTCAGTATCCAGGGAGAGGAGGCGCCGCCCAGGCTGCTGGCCACGTAGATACCGTCGTTGATGTTGTTGCTCTCGTTCTTGACCAGGACGCGGTCGTTGACCAGTACGGCATAGTTGTCCAGACTGCCCAGGGGGCCGTTCGTGCTGGCCGTGAGGGTCATCGCACTGCTGCTGTAGGTGTTGGCTGGGAGTGCAGCTGTGGTCCCTACTTCGGCCTCCTCCTTCCAGCGGGTGCCGGTGACCACCAGATTGTCCACGTAGTGCTTGGTGGCGGCATCCTGAGGGGCGATGGGATCAGGGACGTTGAAGGGGCGTACCGCACCCTGGTAGTCGATGTTGGCGTACTGCTTGGTGGGCATCTGGACCCCTTTCAGATAATGATGGCGAAGCCAGCTACTGGGCCCGCTTCTGGTTCAACTTGAACGGTGAAGGGAGTGATCTGAACGATGGCAGCCTCAATCGAATCCCCCCCGGTGTCGAAGATCTGGATCTGGGGGTAGTAGCCGAAGTTGTGGTTGATGATCCAGGTCGAACTGGGCGTGGTCTGGTTGAACTTCAGATAGTTGAGAGTCGTGCCCCCAGGTGTGGGGATTGGGGGAGGCTGGCCACCCGCGCTCCTCGATATCCAGGCCAGGTTGTCCAGGAATAGCTGCCCACTGGTGTTCTTCGCCGGAAAGCGCAGCACGACATTGCCGTCGGTCTGCACGTCCACCCGGTAGACCCGGGCTGGTGTCACGTCCTCGATGGCCGAGAAGACAGAGTTGCTCGTCGGGAGGGCACCGGACGGGACTTGCATGATGATCGAACCGTCGGGCGGATTGCCGCCGGGGTAGAACACCTCGCCGCTCAGCTGGCAACGTCCGAAGGCATTGCTCATGAACAGGACCGGTGAGTTCGCCACAGCCTTCCAGGGCGGCACCACATTGTTGATCACGTCCTGCCACTGAGGAGCGAAGGAGATCAGCTGCTCGACGCCACCTGGTGGTCCCTGGGGCCCGGTGAGTCCCTGGGCGCCGGTCGGACCGACCGCTCCCTGACCTCCGGCGGCTCCTGGCGGACCAGCCGGGCCGGACGGCCCCTGAGGCCCAGCTGCGATGTTCAGGGTCATCCAGTGAGCTACTGGGTCGTAGAAGTGAACGATGTAGCTGGTGGTGCCGACCAGCCAGACCATGCCCGTCTGATTGGCGGGTGGCACAGCAGGTAAGTGGCTGGTGTCTGGGACCACGGCTGCGATCAGGAAGCCACCTGGAGGCCCCTGGACACCGGCCGGACCAGGCCCACCAGGAGGGCCCACTGCTCCCTGGAGGCCCCCAGCCCCCCGGGGACCGGGCGGGCCTGGCGGGCCCGGCAGCCCTGGCGTGAGGATCTCGATGATGTTGTCTTGGGGTGTGGTGACAGTGGACATCAGGTTCCTCTCACTGCCAGCTGGGGGGTGGCTTGTGGTGTGACCTGAGTGATGTTGGGGTCGACATTGAAGTAGCCCCGCATGATCCGTTGTAGCGCACCAGCTGGGTTGTATTGAGCGAACAGGTCGTAGACGTAGGACCGGCCGATGCCCCAGATCCCCACAGCCTGTACGGCACCGGGGTAGTTGCCCCACTGGAAGGCAGCCAGGCTGTCACTGTGCGAGATGGACAGCTGGATCGATGCTCCGTCATCGGCACTGATCAGGCATCTCCCGCTGGGTGCGTCCAGCCGTAGTACCAGGACTTTGTTGGAGTTGCGGATCTCCATGACAGCTGCGTCGAGCGGCACCAGGAGACCGGTGCCCGGGTCTCTCAGTCGGATGGTCTTCTGCCAGTCGGCCCCCGCGTCGAGAGTGAAGTCGTAGAGGACGAGCGGCATTACCAGACCAGCTGCTGGCTGAAGAAGTCGGGCTGCTGGGTGTCGTTCACGATCTCCTCACCCTTGACCTGCTCACCGAGTGCGGAAACAGTCAAGTACTGGCCGTGAACGAACCCCTGCTTCTCGTATTTCGTGACGCGGTAGATGTTGTTGTCGTACTGGAACCGGTCACGGAAGTGGGAGGCAGTGAAGAGCGGGCTGATCCGCATGCGGTCGTTCGCCTCCGTCACCTGGAAGCAGACGCTGGCTGTCGACAGGACGTAGAAGCCTGCGTCGGTGTCGATGGGGTCGTCCTGGCGGAAGTCGAGGAACATGACCGGCAGGACGATAGGTGGGTACCAGACTCGGCTGGGCCCCTCGTCGTAGACCTCATCCTTGGTTGACGCCATGGCGTTGTACTCAAACCACAGGACGCTCTCGCCCCAGACTCGCTGGTAGTTCCGCATGATCTCGTTCATGCGGATCATGCGGTCCTTGAAGTACCAGGCAGGCGTGTAGAGCGGCATCAGCGTTTCCTTCTCAAGATGACCCTGCCGGTCCACTCATGGCTGGGGTGTTCCCAGCGCTCACCGCAGCGAGCGCAGATGGTTCGGTCCTTGTCATCGAGGGGCCCCGGTGCCCAGAAGTGGCTCACCACCAGCCCACCCACCCCGTGTTGATGGTTGTCCATGACCAGTAGTACCCCTGGCCCTTGGTCGGGTCCACGTCCCGGGTTGGATCGATATTCGTGTTGGGCTGGGTGCAGGTGTAGCGGTGGTTCTGATAATCGATCAGGTCATGGACTTGGTAGGCCCGGGTCGGATCCCAGGTGCCCTGGTAGGTGTACAGCTGCTGGGTCACGTCGATATTCGGAAGCGACCTCTGCGGCCACGTCAGGTCGTCGTACTCCTTGGAGCGGTAGATGGGCACCAACCTCTTCGTGGTCCGGCTGACGCGACGCAGGCGCGACATGGTGATGCGATAGAGCCCCACCCCCAGGGCGCTCGACAGCGTCAGGTACTGCTGCTGGAGCGCATTGATCATGCTGTTGATCTGCTGGAAGGTCTGCGAGATCGGGATGGTCACGCCGTCCGGGGTATGGACATCGTGCTGCTGGGCGGCGCCGACAGCCATGTCCCACAGGGCCATGATCGTGACCAGGATGGAGATGGGGTACTCCTCCACCTCCGAGATCATGATGGGTGCAGGCACGCCGTAGCTGATGGGTTGGCCGGTGGTGCCCAGTGGCGGTCCCATGGGCGACGGGTAGCCGGTGTCGAGGGTCTCGGTGGGCTCCGTGCCGTAGGTGTGCTGGATGTACGCCGTGCGGATGTACAGGTCAAGCTCAGGGGGCAGGAAGTCCCGGTAGAACGTGCCCTGCGCCACCATGAGCAAGCCCTGGGCGGGCGCCGTCCGGAAGGTCAGGATGCCTCCGTGGTCATCCAGGACGTAGTCGGTGCCCAGGGTCTGGCCCATGGTCCCGCCCTGGGACGTGTCCGTCAAGACCACCTGGATGGAGTCGGCCTGGACGTTCTCCACCGGCAACTCAAATCGCCAGGCCACACCCGAGCAGGTCTGACGGCACAGGAACGGCCGGGGCAGATCCCGAAGACGGAGTCGTGTCAGCTGTGCGATCCGCTGGGTCGAAGACGGATTGACGGGCGGGTAGTTGTAGTAGCCCTGATCGGTGTCGGGATACTCGCCAGGCGTACCCGCGGTGATGTCATAAGGATTCGGTAGACCTGACGGTCCGGTCACCAGGCTCACAGGCCCAGGCTACTGACGGGTGGTCTCGGTCCCAGAGTCACCCGGCGTTACGCTCGCTTTGACCGGGCTGCTTTCCCCGGCCAGTAGTACCCAGCGAAGTTCAGAGCCTATATCGGACGGCAAATGCCTTCTCCATCGCGGTCGTGGATAAATAAATCCGCCCTATCCCAACTCGCCCAGGTGGCGCAGGCATATAAGAAAATGGCCTCCGTCAACACGGTGGAACAGGCAGCCACTCACGCAGGCGTGACCATGGCTTCGTCCATGACGAACATGGTTCAGTCTCAGCCGGACTTGTCCTCCTACGCCGATGTGATCGCAGGCTTCACAGCCTGGGCGGGCCCCGACACTGTTCATGTCGGCATCCCTGAGGACAACAGCCCTCTGCTCAAGCGGGCCCAGGCTCTGGAGGAGGAGTTCCCCCTCATGGAGACCATCCTCGACATGGAGGCTCAGACCGGTGACACCCAGCGAGCCTTCTATGACTCTCTGGCCAGTCAGGTGGGTCTCCGAGATCCGGAGCGTCACTGATGTCGCTGGCCCCTGGTCCGATCTTCGACACCCAGCCAAACCCGGACACCGGCTTCCTGGGTCTCTACACCGAAGAGGACATGGGGCTGAAGGCTCTGCTGACCGGGCTCACCGTTCTTGACCTCAACGCTCCGGAGCCGACGCCCAGACCGGTGCCGGTGTGGTTCTTAAATCCTGAGCGTGAGGAACGGAGGATCACCTACCCGAATATCACCATCAACTTCACGGGCGAGCGCGTAGCTCACGAACGAGAGCATCGGGGCTGGGTCCAGATCCACTACTGGTACCTCCAGAACGTGCTGTTCGATGATTCCTTCCCGCCGATGATGGACTACCCCCTGCCGATGGACTTCGACTACACCGTCACGGTCTCGGCCAGGATCAACCAGCACATCTCTCAGCTGAGTGGTGCCCTGGCTCTGGGTGCGTTGCATCCCCGCTTCGCCCACGTCCGCTGTCCCGGTGGCACGGACCGGCGGCTCTGGGTGCTGGCCACCTCCCGCACCAACAACATGGAGGTCGACAAGCGACTGTTCCGGCAGATCTATCGGCTGCGGATCGAGACTGAGATCGAAGACGTGGTGGCGATCAGCCAGACCCGGGTGAAGGAAGTCGTGCTACGACTCATCGACAAGGACACCGGAACGCTGTTGATGGGGCCCGCTGAAGTGACTACCACAAACGCATTTAAGTACAACCCGCCCGCCATCCAGACCGGTCAGTACCAATCACAGGACGCAGGAGAATGATATGGCGACCCTAACCCGCCCCGGTGTCTACGTAGATACGTCACCGTACCCTACCTTTGTCTCTACGAGCCCAGGGGTGGCAGCGGCGGCGTTCATCGCTGACTCACCGCGGGGCCCAACCCTTCC